AGCGGCTCCACCCGTGCCCACACCCAACGACGTGGCCGAGGCTCACCACGCGACGGCCCACGCGTGGCTGGCTGTCCAGGCCCGGCGTGTCCACCGGGCCAAGGTCCGAGCCCGAGCCCGGCGGGAAGCGGCCCGGCGCGCGGCCCTGGCTGCGGCTCAGACAGCCCCAGCTCCCAGCCATACCCCAGTAACCCCCAGCGTGTCCGGGAGCTGGGAGAGCATCGTGGAGGCCCAGACAGACCCATCCTCGGCCTCGTGTGCCATCTCGATCTTTGAGCGGGAGTCAGGAGGAGTCGTGACGGCCACCAACCCCAGCTCGGGCGCGTACGGCATACCTCAGGCGTTGCCCGGCTCCAAGATGGCGTCGGCCGGGGCGGACTGGCAGACCAGCGCGTCCACCCAGATCCGGTGGGGACTGGGCTACATGACGGCCACGTACGGCTCACCTTGTGCGGCGTGGGCTCACTGGCAAGTGGCCCAGTCGTATTAGTATCGGGCCTTGGTGATCGGTAGCTGGGCATCCCTGGCGGGGGGCTCGGTGTGTGATCTGTAGCAGAGAGCCCGGGTGGTTGATGGCCCACCCGGGCTCTCTGTACGTTCCGGCTACCTGAGCAAACCACGCCAGCGTTTGCGGTTCACCCGGGCCAGCTTGCGCACGGCCTTGGCGGCGGCCCGGCGCTCAGCGTCCACCTGGGCGTGGGTCTTTACCGGGATGATCTGTGGCCCACGCGGGCGGCCCTTAGCCCTCGTCATCATCGGTCCTGATCCGGTCCCCGGTGATCACCCAATAGGCCCAGAGGCCGAGGCGTTCCCGCTTGGTGGTGGTCCACCAGCGGAGCCTGGTCCGCCAGCGTGGCCGTGGCCGTGGCGGCCGGGTGTCCGGGATGACTCCCTCATCCATGAGTAGATCCTCCGACACCGGGAGGTAGCCCTCCACCTTGTGGACCGTGAGCTGGGGCGGCTCCGAGCCAGTGAACCGGGCCTTGATCTCCTCGGGGGTGGCCAGGCCAGCCACGGGGACACCAGCCTTACCCAGCCACTCCCGGGCCTCCGGGGTGACCTCTCCAATCCGGAGCCCGTTGGCCCGGACGGCGGCCTCTAGGTATTCCCTCAGCATCTCCCCGAACGGGCGTTCGTGCTCGGCCATCAGGAGATCTCCGTCTCAGGAGTCCACCGTGGGTCGTAGCCCTCCCGGTTGGCCCAGATCAGTATCACGAGCCGGACTGTCTGACACGGCCACCAATCCTCTGACTCACACGCCGGGCAATACATGCCACGGTCCTGATCATCCCAGCCGTGGAGCTTGAGGAGGCGGCGGCGGATCTGGTGGGCCACGTGAGCCTCCTCATTGGCGGCTGGCGGCCCGGCCACGGTCATCTGGATTACCTGGGCGTCCGTGACCATCTGGCGCTTGATCCAAGCCCCAAGGTCCACGGCCGCATCCCAGTGGCTCCTGGGCATCGGTCCTCCCTCCTCGTAGGTCGTCCAGGTAACGCCGGGGATGTAATCGGCCAGCCGGACGGGTTTAACATCGGCCACCACCACGGGATCTCCCTGGCCCTCGGTGATCGGGAGGTCCAGCATCGTGTCCCCGGGGGAGATCACCCACTTGGCCATCTCCTCGGCCGAGGGCTCATCTTCCCCGGCTCCCACCACCTGGAGCGCGCGGAGCCTCCGATACCAGTCCTGGCTCATCTCAAACCGTGCGGTGGGATGGTGGCGGATCATCGGGTCTATAGCGGCCCACGCCCGGTAGATGGTGGTCATGATGGCGTGTGCGCGGTCCCGGTAGGCGTCGGCGTGCGGATCGGTGGGCATCATCTGATCCTTTCCGTGGTCATCCACAGCTCAGGCTCCGGGAACTGAGTCCACATGGCTGGCATCACCCGGGGCGGGAGTTGCCGGTCACAGGTCAGACACAACCGGGCTAGCTGCTGGCCGGTCACGCACGAGTCGACGGAGACCAGCTCCACGTGGCGGCACCGGCCCTGTATCCAGACCGGCCCGGAGTCTCCGAGGCCCTGGACGTTGACCCAATGCCAGCGGTCGTCCAGCTCGGGCTCCAGCGGATGAGGCACGAGCCAGCCTCCCGTCTCGGGCTCAGTCACGGCTACGGGTGAGCTTGGCGGCTATCTCGCGGGCCAGCTCATCGGAGATCGGATAGGAGGTACTCAGGTCTCCTCCACCCATGGCGTTGTGGATGGTGACCCGGAGCTGGAGCCCGGTCTGGAGTTGCGCGATGTAGATCGAGAGACCTATACCGATCTGGAATGTCCGGGAGGTCCCCACCTGAGCGGCGGCCACGGGACGGTCCGGGGGCTGGGTGGCGGCCTCGGCCCGATCGGCGGCCTCCCTGGCTACGGCAGCGTTACGGCGGCCCCACACAGTCAGGGCGATGACGGCGGCCAGTGCCACCAGGATGATCCCCATGGCCACGAGGGTGACCACGTCGACGTGACCCCACGCGGTGCTCATCCCGGCCCCATCCGGTATGTGGCCGAGGTCTCCCACGTGGGGCGGCCCTCAGCGGCTAGACGGCGATTGACCTTGGCCACGCAAGGATCACAGATGGGACGCTGGACGAGGCGGTCCATGGCCTCGGGGTCCGGGGTGATGGGCTTGGCGTTGGCGTCGACGTCCGGCGGGAGATTGGTCTGGGGATCAATCCAGACGGTGGTGATGCTCTCCGGATCAAACGTGATGGGGCCGTTGTGGAGGTAACACGTCCCGATCCCCAGGACGAGTGGGTCTGTCATCGCTCGGCCTCCTCAGCGTTGCGGACAGCCTGGTAAGCCACGTCGTCACTAACTCCCACGTCGGTGAGATTGAACAGCCAGCGGCGGTCGGCGGCGCTCAGCGGCGGCTTGTCTTGCATCAGGAAATTGGAGCCCTCCACCACCAGGTGGCGGGCCACGCCCAGCAACTCCTCCAGAGCCTTGGGGGGCGTGGCGGCCATGCCCATCAGGGCTCCGTCCAGCCACCACGGCTGGCCGTCCCGGATGAACACAGCGGCCCACGCTCCGTCGTCCCCGGACCACTCCACCCGGAGATCCATCTCCCCGGCCCGCTGGCGCTGGGGAGCCTGCGTGATGGCCCAGTGGCGCATCTCCGCCACGAGCTGGGCGGCGGACTCCAGGCTGGGAGCCTCGGTGGCGTGGCGCGTTATACAGTTCCGGGCCTCCTCCAGCGCGGCCTCTGCCGTGACGCCATGGCCTTGAGTGACGGCGGCCAGGAGAGCCAGGTGGGCCTCATGGAGGCTGAGGAGATGTTCGTCATGCGGTGGGTTAGCCATCAGCTTGTCTCCTCTCGATAGATCCGGTTGCCCTCAGCCATGACCAGCTCCAGATCCCAGCCCCACACCCACACGGTCCCGTAACCAATGGCGTTGGGCATCCCCTTGGAGACGGTCACACAGTCCGGCTGGCCGTCGTAGATCATGCGCTGAGACCCACCTGAATACGGGTAAGGATTGGGCACACTCCCGGGGCGTGTCTCCTCGGGGGTCTGGAGCGGGCGGCCCAGATACCAGATCACGCCATGCCAGTCCCGGACCTCGGCCGGGCCGTCCCGGAGTTGGATCTCCTCCACGTCATTGGACAGCTCCAGGGCCTCGGCATCTTTCCGGCGGGTGAACGCGGCCTCCAGCCGGCGCTCCTCAGGATCGTCCCCGGACCATGCCAGGTAGATGGTGGCCATCAGAATCCTCCCTCCAGCGCGGCCACCAGCTCGGTGATGACCTCGGGGCTCACGGGGTAGCTGACGGAGTAATCCACGCGTCCGATATAGGACGGGTCTGGCACCGTGACGGTTACCCGGGTGTTCCCGTCCGTGGCTGGCTCCACGCTGATGTGGAGATCCGGCCCCAACTCGATCACGCTGATGGCCATTACCGGCTCCAGATCTTGCGCATCACCCGGCGGGTGACGGCCCGGCGGATGAGCCTCTGGGGGAGGCGGCCCCGGCGGAGGGCCTGATAGTCGCCTATGGTCCGCTGGCCGAGGTACATCCCCCGGCGTGTGCGCTCCAGCGGGTCCTTGCGCTTGGTCATGTGGTGCTCCTCTCTCTCCGTCCATCAATCTACCACGCGTGTGGGACAAATAAACGGGCCGCCACCCGGCTGGGATGGCGGCCCGTTCGGGAGCTCAGGCTAGACCAGTGCGGCGCTCATCCACGCGGCGTGACTGGCGGCCATCTTGCGGTAGCTGGCGGCTATGCCCTTGTAAAACACGGCGCTGTCGTCGGCGCGGAAGCTTCCCCGGAGGTACGTGTCCCCATTCCTGGTCCAGGAGCGGGCGCGGCGCTCCAGCTCGGCCGGGGTGTAGCTCTCGTCCCACAGACTCGGGCGGCCGGTGAGCCATGCGGCCTGGCGGCGGAGTTCGGCGGCCAGCAGGTAGAACCGCTCAGCCTCCTGGGCGTCCCGCTTGGCCCTACGCGTGGCGGCGGCGGCGCGGCGGCTGTTGCTGCGGGCCTCGGCTGCGTGGTCGGTGTAGGTCATCTGGGGCTCCTCGTGTGTGGGTGTCTCTCTCCACTACGAATTAAACCACACGTGTGGAGTAAAGGGGAAGGGCCACCGGCCGGGTTTCCCCGATCGGTGGCCCTCAGCCTGGCTAGGTCAGAGCGCGCCATACTCCTCCAGGAGCCGCTCCACCTCCAGCTCAGCGGTGAGCGCGTCGTTGTGGGCCTCCTGGTCCGCCCAGTAACGCTCCTCAGCCTGAGCCTCACGCTTGGCGGCGTAGCACGCGCGGACCTCGTGAGAGCTGGGATGGCGGCCCTTGCAAGCTCCACAGCGGACCTCTATGGGGCGGTCGGTGGTGGCTAGTGATCCCATGGTGTGCTCCTCGGTGTGTGGTGTCTCTCTCCAACACCGAGTAAACCACACGCGTGGGGAGTTGTCTAGCGGTGTTCCCTGATCCATTCCCGGGCCTCGTCCAGCGTGGCCGGACGCGCCACTAGGACCCCGCCGGGGTCTGTCAGATCCCACCGACGCCCGGCTCCACGTTCGGCCCAGTAGCCCTCTATCACCCAGTGGCCCGGCCTCAGGCAACGCTCCTCTAGGGGCTCCAGGGAGCCACGGTCGGCGCTCACTGGCTGGCCTCGGGGCCGTACGCGTGGGGCATCGGATAGCCCTCCCGGCCAAATAGCGGGAGCTGGTCCGGCGGGATCACGCGCCAGATGGCAGCGAACGTGTCCACGCCCGGGATCTCCGGGGGTTCACCCAGGACAGCCACCACGTCCGCCAGGGTGCCCTCCGGGCTCACCCAGTTACACGGGACAGCCACCACGTCCCCGGGCCGTACGAGGCCCGCCGGGGCGCTGTAGTGATACGGGCGGCCTTTGGGCGAAAACTTCACCCGGACGTATACCAGCCCGGTCCCGTGTTCCTTAAAGCTGGATAGAGGTTTCACCAGCCCGGCCTCTCCCGGACGTTGCGGAGGATCTCCAGGACCGTGAACAGGCGGCGGCGGCTCACGGGCTCTCCCAGCTCCCGGAGGATCAGCTCCACCTGGGAGACCAGATAACGCTCCTCCTGGAGCCCCCGGGCCTCGGCCCGCATCCGGACGGGATGAGGATATTTGAGGTCCCGGCCCCACTGGACGTAGAGGCCACGCTGGCGGCGGCACATCACGCCGGGGATGGCCTGGCATAGCGGAGCAGTGCAGTGATAGCCCCGGACGGCGGCCAACTCCCGGGGGCTCAGGTGGCCGAGGCGGACCGAGAGTGAGGGGATGGTGGGCATGGTGGCTCCTCTCCAAGAGCTGTAGATGCCAGGAGGCCCGGTCCATCGGGGGGTAATGGACCGGGCCTCGTCTGGGTGGGGATCAGATCGGGAGCGTGGTGTGGATGGTAGCGCGGACGGCCACGAAACGGGGGCGGCCGGTCTTGCCTCTGGTCTGCCAGAGAACCTCCACGGCATCCTTGCACTCGGCCAGGGCCTCGTACGTGTCCCGCGCGGCCTGGTCGTCGGTGAGGTAGGTCACGGTGCGGTCGTGGACCGGCGCATCCTGCCAGGTGATGACCAGGCGGTGGGCCTCGGCCATCGGCTCGGCCAGCGTGTCCCACGTCGCGGGGATTCCGATGCTGTAACCCTTGTCCGTGATCTCGGCGGTGGTGACCATGTGGTGCTCCTCAGGTTGGCGTGTCTCTCTCCACCACCCATTAAACCACACGTGTGGGGATGCGTGCAACGGGGTTAGCCGGGTAAAACGACGGCGGCCCGCTCGGGTGCATCACCAGAGCGGGCCGCCAGCGGCTGAGCGCTACACGTCAGGGCGTGGGCGGCCCAGCGAATCCGGTAGCGGTGAACACCTGGTTAGGGTTGCTGGACCAGTTGCGGAGCTGCATCTGGGTGTACTCCGGGCCCCCCTTGGGGTCGGCCATGTAGTAGCCAGACAGGTTGGACCGCCAGTGGAAGCCACCGTCGACGGCCACGGGCGTGAACTTCTGGGCCAGGTTATTGAAACAGCCCTCCCAGACCAGCGGCGCGCGGACGGCGGCGGAGCTGGCGGTGATGCACAGCCCGTTGGCGTACTTCCCGTTATCGGTGTAGAGCACGCCATGGGGGGCGTAGGCGAACACCTTGACCTGGCCACTCCCCAGGTAGGGGTGGAGCTGGAGAAGATCCTCCTTGCCGTTGGTCTTGGCCAGGGCCAAGACCTGGACCTTGGCCCCGGCAACGGGACGGTTGGTGGCGGAGACCGCCAGGGACTTGCCCACCAGCTCCAGATCTCCGCAGTAGGCCCCGGACGGGTTCGCGGCGTTGGTGTACGTGGCGGCCGAGCACTCGGCGGTGACCGAGGCGGACCCCACGAGGCTGTCCAGCGCGACGGCTCCGGTAATGGCCAGACCGAGGCCGGCCAGGACGGCCACCTGGGCCTTGAGGCTGAGCCGTTCGCGGATCTTCCGGATGCTGTGCTTTCCTGCCATGGTTCTCTCCTCTGTTCGGTGGTGTGATCTCCGGGGGAGTGTCCCCGGGCTCTCTCTCGACGGATGGTGAGTTTACGCCCGAGCGGGCGGTCGTGCGGGATGCTCCTCTCCGTGGTGTGTGACGCCCGGCGGGGCCGGGAGGTTTACAGGGCGGCCAGATCCTCGTCCGGGAGATGCTCCAGCTCCTCCACGAGGCGGACCCACGGGGAGAAGTCCTCCCCGGCCCGCCACTTGGCGGTGGCCACGGACGAGGCCCGCCAGAATGCGCGCTCCATCTTGCGGCTGTATCGCCAGCGGCGGAGCCTGGCTCTCGGGCTCCTCATGCGGCCAGCATCCACTTATCGTCGGTGGCCTCGTCCAGGAGCCGGAACTGGCCCTCCTGGCGGGGCTGGCCGTACGTGACCGAGATCTCCAGAGTGTTCTCCACGCGGCCGTGGCGGGACACGATCCACCCGGCGTCGAACGCGGCCGTCCGGTTGTGGTGGACCCAGCCGTGACAGTAGGTCGTCCCCGAGCCACAGAGCAAGATCAGGTTGGATGGCCTGTTGTCCGCCCGGTTGCCCAAGCGGCGGTGGTGAAAGCTACCCTCCCGGCTGGAGAGGTTCACCCCACAGCGGACACACGAGCCTTGATCCCGTTCCCAGACGACCGCCCGGACCTCATCCATACTGGCCATCACGGGTCCATCCGGAACGTGGCGCTCAGGGTGCGGACCACCACAGCGTCCACCCGGTGGCCGGGCTCCTCCGCCAGGTGACGCTGGGCGGCCTGTAGCGCGTTGGTGTACCCACGGCCTACCGGGCCGCCAGGCAACTCCTCAGACCACGGGCATGAGGGCTCAGCGCAGTAAACGCCACCGTTCTCCCACGGTGTGCCCTTGGAGATGTTGAGGCTGGGCATCAGAAAAGGACCGGACCCTCCGGGGGCTTATCCCGGAGCGTGGCCGTCCCCGAGGCCCGGCGGAACTGGCCCGAGGAGGGACACGTCTGGTGGTGCGGCTTATGCCGGGCCTCATCCTTGTCTATCGGCGCGCTCAGATCCATGACCACGCAGGAACGGTGGGAGGAGCCCACGGTCTTGACGACCACTACTCCGTCCGGGCTCGGCTCCTGGTCCACCGGCTGGGAGACTCCAGTGGCGGTCGTGGTCCACATGATCGGAGCGCCACAGTCACGGGCTCCACAGCGGGCTTGGCTCGTCATGAGGGCTCCTCGTCCGGGCCGGCGAACGGGAAGCCAGCGGACCGGGCGATGTTCTCCAGCGTCTCCCGGAGCGGCTTATCCTCCCGGTGAGCTGTCCGCATCACCAGCTTGAATGTCCGGCAAGCCTCCAGTGCGTCGGCCTCCCCGAGCGCGGTCGTGGTGGTGACCTCCAGCGGCTCGGTGTTCTCCGGGACGGCCAGCAGACCGATAAGGAACAGGCGGAGAGCCCGGTCCTCCTCGGTGAATCCAGCCCGGTGGAACAGGCCGTGTAGCTGCTCCAGGGCCTCGGCCCGGTTACGCGGCGGCCGTGGCTCCGAGTACCCGTCCGGCTGGGAGCTGGCGTGGCCGTCTGGCTCCTCGGGGCGGAGCCGGGGACGCTGGCGGGTCTTGGGGGTGTGGCCCGAGTGGTGGACCGGGGCGTCATCCTCAGCGGCGGCCATCTCCTCCTCCACATACAGGCCACCCAGGTCGTTGGGGAACGCCCGGCGGAGAGCCTTGGCCTCGGCGCACTTTTCAAGCTGGCCATCTCCGGATCTGGCCCACATCTCCACCAGGACCGGCTCAGGGTCCGGGTTCTCCCGGGTGGCGCGCGGCTTCCAGGTCTGGGCGTAGGCGTCGAACCGGGCCACTCCGGAGAACCTCAGGCCATCCTTGAGAATCACCACCTTGCACGCGGTCGGCGGGGTCTTGAGGAGCCACACGTCCGAGGCGTCCCCGTCAGCGTTGTAAAACAGGGTGTCCTCATACTCCACGGTCACCTTGTCCCGGCGGGCCACCCGGTCCCGGATCACCCGGAATCCGTCTATCCCGATCTGGGCCACCCAGTACTCCACCCAGCGGTCTGTTTCCTTGTCCTTTTTCCGGCGCATGATGTAGTGGATCTGGCGGGTGAACGGGTCTAGCTGGGTCCGGTTGCAGTAGTGAAAGAACACGGCCAGCTCAGCGGCGCTAGCAGACTGGAGGCCCAGCGTCCCCTTGAGGGCCACGATCTGGCCATCTGTCCACCAGGACTGATCCGGGCGGATGGCCAGGTCGGCGGACCAGACCTGGCTCTGGGGTTCGGTCGGCGGGTCCTGAGTCGGTGCCATGGGTTTAGACCTTTCCGTAGTTACCGGGGCGGAGCATGTCTATCTCGGTGGGCCTGACCTCGTAGCCCCGGCGGGGGTAGATCAGCCGGGACACCACGGTCCGGAGTTCACCATCGGAGGCCACGGCCACGGCCCGAGCGGCTGGCCCCATCAGGTGGCGGATCTCGGTGTCGATGGCCTCCAGCTCGGTCTCTGCGTTCTTGACACGGTTCTTGAGCTGGACCCGGCGGTCCGCCAGCTCGGAGGGGATCTCTACGGACAAGTCCGTGGCCACGGGCCGGTGGATGCGCTGGAGGGTCCGCATGGTGGCCGGGCCGGGACACCACCGTGGGTCCGGTGCCTCCTGGGCGGCCACAGAGTCCATAAAGCTGTGGCCCTCCTGGCGGAGGTAAGCCAGGTCGGCCTCCACATCCTCGTCCCGGTGGACGACGTACTCCTCCAACCGCCACGTTTGCATGAACAGCGCCGGAACGTACGCCCGGACAGCCCCGGCCACGTCCATCTGCTGGTAAACCTGACAAAGGTAGTGATCGGGGATCTGGTCCGTTCCGGGCTCACCCCAGACCAGCTCCCCATCCGCCCCGTACCGGCTCTGGGTGGTCTTGATCTCCACCACTGTGGCGGGGAGTATCGGGTCCGAGAATCCCAGCGCGTCAAACGTGGCTGTCTGCCACGGCGCGTGGTCCGCCCGGTAGTAACCCCCGGTCCTCACGTCCAGCTTGTGGGGATACTCCCTCACCCAGCGCTCCAGGACGTAGGGCTCCAGGTGACGGCCCCGGGCTTGAGCTTCGGTCTCCTCCTCGGGGTCGTTGACGTGGCCCTGGAGCTTGTCCCAATAGAGCTGGAATCGGGAGCTGTACGTGGCGGGCGCGCGGCCCACCACTCCACCGATCTCCGACGCTCCGAGGGTGCCCAGGCGGAGCTGGAGCCACTCATCCCGGTGGGTCTCTACGTCTGCGGCGTCCATCAGCAATTGCATGGTTGGTCTCCTGTTGGGGTGCGCTCGGCTGTGTCCAGGATCTTGTCCGCCACGTCCGGCTCCAGGTTCGCCAGCAGGAACAGCGCGAACCTCATTTGATCGTGGCTGAGCCCGGCCACCCGGCCCTTGAGCGTCCGCTGGGCGGGTGTTTCCATCGGTGAAACTCCTCTCCTGTGGTGGATTAACCGGGATGTGGTGGCGGTGATTCCCTGCCACTCTCGCGTATCGGTCGGACGATTTGATCAGCTAAGGTGTGGCTTGGAAGCACGGCCGCTATCTGGTGGCTGTGTGGGGCCTCTGGCCCCGTTCTCCCGCGCGGTTGCTGCGGCTCTCGTGTGGTGTGAATCTCCTCTCCAAGCTGGCCCGCCGGTCTCCGGAACGGCGGGCCGGCGAGAGGAGAGGGCCTCAGCCCCACGCCCGAGTCCGGATCGTCCACTCGTGGTGATAGTGGCGGTTCCGCTGGTGCCGGGCCACGTTGCCCATGGTGCGCTCCCAGCTCCCAGTCCCACCGAGCACGGCCGGATGGCAGAGGCCGCACTCCCAGACCCAGCGGAGCCCTACCCGGCGGATCACTATCCGGTAGGGCTTGCTGGGCCGTGGTGGTCTCAGCGCCAGATCCGGCGGGTACGGCCGCACACGGAGCATCGCTGATCCCAGAATTTGTCACGTCTGTGGACGCCCGTGGCCACGGTCACCCAGTTGGGCCGATGGAATCCACGGCGGCCACCACGGCGGCCCAGTTCGGCCGGGTTGCGGTGGAGGGCCATCAGAATCCGGCTCTCCGGTTTAGCTCTATGGCCTCGGCCTGGCTGTGGGCCACCCGGCACCAGCAACGCCCACCAATCTGGTGGGGGGGCGTCCGGGAGACCTCGGGATAGGTGTGGGAGTACATCTCCAGGGCCTCCTCCGCATCGGACCTCCCAGCCCGAGGGGCGTAGCGGTCCGCCATGTAGGCCATGGCGGCGGCGGTCCCGGTGGTCGTTGCTGGGTCCGGCTCGGCCAGCGCATCGGCGGCGTCCGCCAGCATGGTCCGGAGGGCCGAGCGTAGCTCCGGGGCGGCTGTGGCCAGGATCTCCGGGAGTTGGCTCACGGCCCGGCTCAGCTCGGTGGCGTTCTTGACGCGCTCCCGGTGGAGGATGGTGGCCACGGCCATGATGGCCAACTCCCGGGGCGTACGCGGTCCCACGCTGATCCTCAGAGCCTTGGCCACGCTGGCTAGGCTCTCCACGGGCTCGGCCAGGATCTCAGCCACAAGCTGGCGCTGGGCCTTGTGGAGAGCGTCATAGGCCGTGGTCTTGTCCGCTGGGTCCGTGGTCTGAGTCGCCAGCGTGGCGATTATGACCGGATTCCAGTTATACGGCGTGACCTCGGTAACGATCATCTCCGGGACCTCCTGGGCGGCTATCGCGGCGGCCAGCTCGGGACCGGGCGTGATCGTGATCTCCTCCCCGGCCCCGGGGCTGTTGGCGGGGATGGTCAACGCCAGACGCTCGGCGGCCTTCATCAGAGCGGAGGTCCGGGGCCAGGTCCGGGCCTGGCGTAGCGCGCGAACGGCCGCCAGTGTGTCCGTCCGGGCTTCCCGCTGGTCTGCCTCTAGCTGGGCCAGGTCGTTGGCCGGGACTCCCTCAGCGTCCAGGTGAGCCTCAAACGCGGCCGTGATCTCAGCGGTGGTCCCGCGCGTCTCCCAGGTCCCGCATGTGCAAGCCAGGACATAGATCTCCACGTCCGTGTCCCACAGCTCAGGGTCGGTGGCCTCATGGGTGACCGGCTCGGGCCGGTAGACGACCGGCTGGGCCATGAAATCAGCGGCCCGGTTGAATATCAGCTCAGCCCTGGCCTCCTCGGTGAGCTGGTCCAGGAGCACGTGGACCAGAGCGGCCACGTCCGGGACGTCGACCTCCCCGAACATCTGCCAGTGCTCCGGACCCTCGGTGGCCAAGACCTCCACGTGGAGGCCCACGCGGCCATCCTCGGAGTGCCAGACCTCCAGCTCATCGGTGATCTTCACGTCATCCGTGGTCACGGTGTCTCCTCTCTACGCCGGTTGTTTTCGGCGGCGGTTTTCATGGCAGCGTCGATAAACGCGTCGGTATACCTGATCCCGAACGTGGGCAGATCGTCCGAGCGGCTGGGGATGCGGTAAAGCTCGGTCTGGGTAGCGGCCAGGACCACATCCATGGATGGCCTAAACCACGTGGGGATCACGACTTGGATCTCCTCCACGGGCTCGGGCTTAGCCATGGGCCTGGTCGAGCTTGGCTAGCGTCTCGCGGACGGCGGCCCAGCCGGACTCCGTGAGCGTCCACCGTGGCGGGAGACCAGGGGGGAGCGAACGCTCCCCGGGGAGTAGCCCCGGATAGGTCCGCTGGACGAGGCCGGCGGTCTCCATAGCCTCCAGCTCAGCTTCCACCGTGACCAGTCCCGCGCAAGCGGTCAGAGCCATATCCCAGCCGGACGGCCCGGTAGCCCCGGGCAGGTACAGACCCAGATGGGTGGTGAGCCACTCCCGGATGGTCGGCCCTCCGCCCGTGATCCCAGCGGCCTTGTTCGCATCGTTCGCCATGTTGGTCTCCTCTCCAAGAGATCAGACGGCCAGGCCGAGGAGTTCCCGGCCCAGCATGTTGGCCCGCCAGCGCAACGCCCAGATTAGGCAATTGCCACAGTGCTGGTGGGTGTGCCCCGGGAGGGGCGGATTGTGGGTGGCGTCCAGACTCCACGCGGTGGAGTCGGCGGACGCCAGCCACTTGGCGTAGCTCCCGAGGCCCTGAGTTTTAACACCAAACCCGTGGAGCCTGATCCCCGGGTTTTCCATCGCCAGGCTCATCATGATGTAGCTGATGGACAGCGACTCAGACCGCCGGCAAACCGAGCCCACACCCACGGCCGGGAAGCTGGCCAGGTCGATCCCGGCGGCCTCGTACATCTCCACCATCCGGCGGTAATCGCTCATCACCCAGCCCTGGAGCACGGGGATAAACGGGCACGGGAGGTCGGTCCGCTCACGCCACAGATCACACAGGTGGATGAAGTTGGCCAGCGTCCGCCACTGATGCGTGGGGAGGTCCAGCCCGGTCCCCACGCAACGGACCTTCCCGGCCATCCCGCCCGTGATCATGGCAGGCTCACACATCATGTCCTGAGGAGCGGCCCAAGCCAGGTTGCCCAGCTCAGTGGCGTAGAGGAGCACGGCCTCCACGTACTCCTCCGGGGTGATCGTCCACCGGCCGTGGCGGGCCAGCTCCGAGAATCCCCCGGAGTCCAAGATCCACGGCTGGAGCGCGCGGCGCGGCTTGGACGCCCGGATCTTGTACTTGCTCAACGTCCGGTAGGACACGCACAACGGGACGTTGACCTCCGGAGCCCACAGCCACCGGGGCTTATGGGTGCCCAGGTAGAAGATCAGCCCGTTGTGGGATAGCTCCAACGTCCCGGACAGTTGATCTCCAGGAGATTGAGAGGGTTCCGACAACAGCGCTGCTGGCATCCGTGGGCTCCTCGGGTGGTGGTCTCTCTCCAGCACCCATTAAACCACACGTGTGGGGAATACGGAACTGGCCCCCACCATCAGGTGGAGGCCAGTCTGGGAGCTGGAGGTCAGGCGGAGATCGTCACCCGGCGGGGAGGATGGCGGCACCGAGCATGTGAACACGTGGCGTGGTCTACCCCGGCCAGATTCCACTCCGGGCTCTCGGCCCGGATGGCCTCACGCTCGGCCTTACGGGCGGCTCTGATGTTCGGATACTCCTCCACGGCCCAGCGGGCCACCAGGTGACGCCACGGCGCGCTCCGCTTGTGGGCAGAGATCCGGCTGGCGGCGTTCTTGGCCGAGCCGATATAGAGAAGGCCGTCGTTGGCGTCATACGCCCGGTAGACATGGCCACCTGTTCCCGGGATGTTGTACCGGCGGAGAACGGCTTGGCGGTTAAGGCCCTGGTCCGCTCCGAGGGCATCCCACGAGTAGCCCTGAGCCCGGAGGCCACGGGCGCAGATCTGAGCGGCCTCCTCCACGGCGTCCCGGAGATCCTCTATCAGCTTGAGCGCATACGGGTCGGCCTGAGCGCCACGCTCACCCAGCGTGCGGATGAGCGTGGCTAGCTGTTCGCTGTACTGGATATCGTCCAGCCGGTAATCCTCGGCTGTGTCGGGCTCGGCCCAGATGGCGTCCACCACGTCCACCAGCGGGCCGGTCTCCAGCTCCAGCTCCCGGCCCATCAGGCGTCATCTTTGCCGTAGCGGCGCATCGCGGCGTGACGCCCGATCCCGAGGTCGGCTCCGATCTCGGCCCAGGAATAGTCCTGCTCCTCGTGGAGACCATCGGCGCAAAGCTGCTCGGCCTCGTCCACAGCGGCGTGCATCTCGTGGATCAGGCGGAGCATGTACGGGTCGGCCTTGGCCCCACGCTTGCCAGCGGCCCGGATCATCCGGGTAACCATCTTGATGTATTCGGTGTCGTCGGCCCGGTAGGTCTCTCCGGTGCTCTCCCGCTTGGCCATCTCTCTGCCCTCCGTGGTGGTCTCCATCTCCAATACCTATTGGACCACACGCGTGGGGAGTTTGACCAGGGATTACGGAGAAAAGTCCAGCAACCTGGTGCGCTACTTGCACCACCTGACAGCCTCCCAGATCAAAGCCACACACGTGTGGGGGTGACCTGGGTAAACGCGGCTCCGTGGCGCTGAGGGCCTTGACTATCGGGGCTTGGGATGCCCTTGTGGCGGGAGTAGGGTGGGGCCTCACATGCTCCGGGACCGGCCCCCCGACAAGGACCGGCCCCGACCAAACCAAGCCTCTGGAGGCTCTGCGCGATGACAGATTACCAGCATCCCCAGTCGCAAACATCGCGGCACGTGATCGACGCCGGTTAGTGGCTCCCGGGGGGGAGCCATCCCGGGCCGAGGCCCGGTGGGCACTCCGTAACGACCGGACGCTTTCCAAGGCGGCCAAACTCGTCTGGGCCATGCTGGATTACCGGGGCCTGGACGCTCATCCATCTATGCCAACGCTGGCTGACGACTGCGCCATGCGTGTTCCTACCGTCCGCCGAGCCCTGGCCGAGCTGGCCGAGGGCGGGTGGGTCCGTGTTCATGCCCGGACCACCAAAGCGGGAGATCGAGACACCAACCGTTACGTTTTGGCTGCTCCAGCGGGGGTGGTGTCGAAACAGGCCCCCACGGTACTCCCAAAACAGGCCCCCACGGTGGGGTCGAAACAGGCCCCCCGAAGTAAGCAAGTGAAGGGAGTAAGTGAAGTGACTACTACGCGCAAGCGCGCGGCGGCCCAGCAGGTGGACGGCCAAGAGGCCATGCCCGGTCTCCTCGTGGCCATGCCCTCGGTGGAGATCGTCGTCAAGACACCAACGGCCCGGGATGTGGTGGCGGCCTACGTCGACGGGGCCGAGGAGGCGGGGATGCCGGTCCCGTCTAAGGCGTATATCGGGCGTGTGGCCCGGGATGCCAAGCGGCTCATCGGTGAGGGCTCGGACCCGGAGGAGTTGATGGAGGCTGGGCGGCTGATGGGTGCGGGGCCGTGGAATGACCTGGAGCGCCAGGTCCGGCTGGCGCGTTCGGGCCATCGGCGGATGCCCACTCAGGCGGAGAATCAAGCCAACGCCATGAGAATCCTGGAGGAGTTCCACATGGAAAGGCAGGCGGCCCGGTGACCGTCCCGGAGTTTACTCTGGCGGACCTGTTCGGGCCTGAGTCACGCACGGGGACGGTGGCCCGGCGGGATCATGCGGCCGAGGCGGAGAATCGGCGCGCGATGCTGGAGAAGCTCCACCCGGCTCCCGATCCTGAGGTCATGCGGATGGATCAGGTGGCTCTCATCCTTACCAAGCTCGTGAATATCGACGGCAGGCAGATCACGCGGGAGACGGTCCGGGCGTGGTGGTCCTTGCTCGGCCACCTGGAGATTGAGCTGTGTCTCAAGGCCGTGGATGAGTTCTACCTCCGGAACACCCGGCGCATGACGCCCGGTGATCTCCAGGACATGGTGGGAGGTCACCTGGACGAGCCAGCGTGGCGTCCACATGTCTGAGCCGTATTACCGGGATGACCTGGTGACGCTGTATCACGGGGACTGCCGGGAGATCACGGACTGGCTGTCGGCTGATGTGCTGGTGACTGACCCGCCATATGGGGTGAGCTGGCGTAAGGGCCAGTGGACTAAAGGCCAACACAACCCGGACGCCAACGCGGGTATCCAGGGCGATGCTGACACTGTGATCCGTGACGCGATACTGACAGCGTGGGGTCCGGAGCGTCCGGCGCTGGTGTTCGGTTCGCTGCGGGCGTCGTATCCGGAGGGCTGGCATCGGATGCTGGTGTTTGGCAAGCCTCGCCATGCGGGCCTGGTGGGGACACGGAGTCCGTGGTTCGCTAACTGGGAGCCGGTTTTCGTGTGCGGGCGATGGCCGGATCAAACGCCCACGTTTAGCGCTGTGATCGTCACTCGTGCGCCAGCGGCGTCTGGATATTCGGGGTACGCCACCCGTTACAGCCATCCGCACGCTAAGCCGGTCGACGTGATGGAGGAGCTGATCTCAGCATGTCCAGCGGGCGTGATAGCTGACCCAGCCTCAGGCTCGGGGTCCGGTCTGGTGGCGGCCCGGAATCAGGGTCGGCCGGTCATCGGCGTGGAGCTGGAGGAGCGTTACTGCGAGATGGCCGCCAAGCGGCTGTCTCAGCAGGTTCTAGCCTGATCTCTTGGAGAGGAGATTCCGTGGCGGTAAAGACTGACCATCGCGTCGACCCGGCTACTGAGTACCGGCTGGACGAGATGTGGGACCTGGAGGCCGAGCGGGCGTGCCTGTGTGGCATGTTCGACCCGGAAGTGCTGGCCGAGGTCGTGGAGATCCTGGAGCCGGGCGACTTCTACCGGGAGGGCCACAAGATCATTGCGCGGGACATGATCTCTATGTGGGCTCAGGAGATCCCCGTGGACCCCGTGACGCTGTGGGATTACATGGTCCAGGAGGGCGACACCCGGGCCATCGGTGATGACCGGATGTACCTCCACAACCTCTACGACTATGGGGCCGTCCGGGTTGGTGCTCCGCATCACGCCCGGATCATCCGGGAGTTTGCGGTCCGCCAGAAATTGGCCCGGATGGGTATCAAGATCCAGCAGAGGTCCGCATGGCGGGACTCCTCGGCGGCCACGATGCTGGAGGAGATGGAGGCCCAGCTCCAGGAGATCCGGAGCCTGGCTGAGCATCAGGCCGGCTCGGATGGCGTCATGACTATGGCGGAGTTCGCTACCCGGACGTGGGCTCGGGCGGCCCCGGTGATCCCGGGGATGCTGGACCTGATGGACCGGGTAATCCTCGTGGCCAAGGGTGGCGAGGGTAAGACCATGGTGGGGCTCCAGGTGGCGTTTTGCACGGCGGCCGGGTTGCATCCGTTCGCGCTGGCCCCGATCCCGCCCAAGCGGGTGCTGGTGCTGGATCTGGAGAATCCTCATGCGATCCTCCAGCGGCGTATCCGGAAGTTCCGGGAGACGGCCCAGTCTGTGGGGACCTATGACGACCGGAACATCCACATTTTCTCCCGGCCCGGCGGGCTGGACCTCCGGGTGGCCAAGGACGCCCAGGAGCTAACCGGGGTGATCCGGCGTATCCAGCCGGACCTCATCGTGGGCGGCCCGATTTACAAGATGCTGATGGACCAAGGGGAGGGTGCCGAGCATCTACACTCCGGGATCACGGCCTATTGGGACAAGATCCGGGCGATGTTCGGCCCGGCTCTGTGGCTGGAGACTCACCCACCCGTGGGGGAAAAGGCTCCGCTCCGTCCCTATGGCTCGGGTATCTACTCGCGGTGGCCAGAGTTCGGGCTGGGGATGGCCCGGTCCAAGACCTCGGGCGTGTGGACGTTTGAGCGATTCAAGGGTGACCGGGAGGAGGGCCGTAGCTTCCCGGATGAGATCTCCCGGACCAACGGGTGGGGTGCTCAGTGGCCGTGGATCGGGACTTACAACAGCGGGCTACCCAACATGCCCTTGGACGAGGAGCCGGAAGTGAGGACCGGATGATCATCACAGGTCTGGACCTCAGCCTGGCGTCGACCGGCCTGGCCAAGCTGGACACGGAGATCCCTGGCATCGTGGAGCTGAGGCGGCTACGCGGCCCGCTACCGAAACAGCCCACCGGGGCCAAGCGTCCGCTTACTGACAACCTGGCCCGGCTGGACCGGCTCACCACGGAGATCCTGGCGTGGTGTGAGGGCTCGGACCTGGTGGGCCTGGAGGGTCCGTCGTTCGGCTCGGCCCGGCCAGGCCAGGCCCGTGGTCACTGGGAACGCGGCGGCCTCTGGTGGTGTATCCGGCTGGAGCTGTTCCGGCGGGATGTTCCGGTGGCCCAGATCCCGCCGTCCAACGTGAAGATCTACGCCACCGGCAACGGCCGGGCGGACAAGGCGGAGGTCATGCTCCACATGGTGCGGCGCTGTCCATGGGCGATGATCACGGGTGAGGACACAGCGGACGCATTCACGCTGGTGGCCATGTGCGCGGCCCACGAGGGCCACCCGGTGGCCAACTTCCCCAAGACCCACACCCGTGGCCTCACGGGTGCGGCATGGCCCGAGCGTGGACCTGGACGCCAGGCCATGCTGGGAGAGCCCCGGCCAGTCGGCCCGGGGACTCAGGGAATGCTCAGCGCGTGACCCGCATCCTTTACGACCTGATCGGCGGCCCTCCTGACCGGAGAGAGTTTGCCGAGCCACCAGACCCGGAGCGGCTGGCTCGGTTCCGGGCTCGGCTGGCCGAGATCCTGGAGCGCGCTAGCACCGAGATTGAGCGCTCCACCTGCTACCCTGCGGGCAAGTTAGCCCCCACGCGTGGGGCATCATAGATACATAAGTGAGGAGACCCATGGCTAAGACCACCAAGCTGGAGGCCCACCCAGTAGCGGCCCTGTTCCCGATGCTCACAGAGGCCGAGCTGGAGGACATGGCGGCCGATATCCGGGAACGCGGCCAGCTCCAGCCCATCATGATCCGGGACGGCCTGATCCTGGACGGCCGGAACCGATACCGGGCGTGTGAAATCGCGGGCGTCGACCCCATCACGGAGGAGTACACCGGGGACGACCCGGAGGGCTACGCGCTGGCGGTCAACTTGGCCCGGCGGAATCTCTCCAAGGGGCAAGCGGCCATAATCGCCACGGACCCCAAAATTTACTCAGTAAATTTCGGCGGCGGTAAGCGGCTGGCGGCCCTCCTGGACGTGTCCCCGGCCACGATTTCGCAAGCTCGGGGTGTCTGGAGTTACCCGGATCTAGCTGAGTCTGTGCGCTCCGGGGAGGAGACCCTGGCGTGTGCCCGGGACGAGCGTGTACGGCGCGACACTCGGGCCAAGGCCATGACCGAGCAACAGGCCAAGCTGGCTCAGGCGGCCCCAGATCTGGCCGAGCGCGTGGATGATGAGCGGGACAGCCTCACGCTCGGAGAGGCCCTGGCCATCCTGGAGAGTCGACGCTCCGATGCGGAACGCCAGGCCCATGAGGACTCCGTGACTCGGGCGCGCGATATCGACTCGGCCCGGCGCGCGGCGGACAGCATCATCCCCACCGTCCAGTCTGCGGTGGCCTCAATCCTCATCGGCCGTCAACTTGGCGGAACCGATCTAATCGGAGCGGCCGAGCTGGCCAAGCTCCGGGAAACCATCGATCAACTGGAGTCGTGATGAAAACGAACAAGGACCAGGACGCGTATCAGAACGCGCTGGCCAAGGCCCCGCGCAACCCGGACGGCGGCGTGGATGAGTCCATGCTCCAGGCCCAGCTCATGGAGGAGATGGAGTTCGACCCTGACGCGGCCAAGGAAGCCAAGGCCCGGGAGATCATCAATCGCCACAAGCGGCCGGGGCAGACCACACCGGACGGCCAACTGGCCCTAGAGGGGATGGAGCCCTACGCATATGAGCCGGACCGGCTCATCCCCTACGACGGAAAAAAGGTGATCGAAAACTCCAAGGCTCGGCCGGATCACAAGGGCTCCGATGCCCAGCGGGCGCAAGCCAAGGCGGAGCGTTACCAGCTCCAGGCCAAGCGGCGGCTAAATGAATACAAGCCTTACGCGGACTGGGCGATGGTCCAGCTCATGGAGGGCAAGAGCGCGGATGTGATCACGTTCGACACGTTCATCCGGGAGACCCTCAGGTGGAACAACGGGCCGGCTGGCGCTGAGGATGATCCATCGGACGGAGACGACCGCTAGGCCCCGAATAGGTTTCGTGTGGGCAACCGGCCCGCATGAGGAGAGGAGATCAGATGGGCAAGATCACGATTAGCGGAGCGATGCCGGACGAGATCGGGAACGGGTTGGCGGCGTTCTCGGAAGACTTCATGAGCCACGAAAAGGTCGTCGTGCCGGTGGTGGCGTTCCTGGCCGTGGACAAGGTGACGCGCAAGGTCCGGACCGGGGAGGAGTTTCCCACCTTGGCGCTGTTGCACTGGGAGGTCGTCACGGACGAGGGCGATATCAAGGCTCACGCGGAGATCGTGGGACGGCGGCTGGCGGCTCGGACCGGCGCGGCGGAGCTTCCGTTTGAGGCTGGCGGCGTGGTCCCGGCCAAGGGTGACGCATTCCCGGACGACCCGGCGTTCAACACCGGGGACAAGGACGACGACCCGGAGGAGTAGCCCGCTACGCGGTAGCAGGCAGACAGGCAAGACCAAACGGAGAGGAGATATGCAGGTGGCATCTTTGGAGGATGAGGTCTCGGCCATGCGGGCGCTGGAGCGCGCTCTGACCAAGGCCCTGGCGCTGGACCCAGAGGCCCGGCTCCGAGTGCTCGGCTGGACCCGGAGCCGTGTCCGGGAGCTGGTGTCGGAGATCCCGATGGCCCCGGAGAACGTCCCGCCCAAGCGGCTGGGTGGCTCTGAGGAGGTAGGTCGGGGTGACTGACGAGTGGGCCAATCTCCAGCTCCCAGGACCGGACCCTGGCCAGATCTGCTATGAGGGTTACGTCCGCCAGTCCGGGGGCGTGTCCATGGTCTCCGGGGAGACGCTCCCGGGATGGCCGGATCTGGCGGAGTCCATCCGGATGTGCTGGCGGGAGGGTGCGCTGGACCTCCTCCACTACCTGACGGACCGCATGGTGGCGGCCCAGCAGGGTAGCGGCGGCCCAGGCGGCCACGGTGGCCCGCCAGGAATGGAGCCAGCCATGGCGGAGAACAAGGACCAGGAGACCCAGCGGGACGCTGATGGCGGGATCATCCCCCAGGAGCGGGAGGTCCCACCGGAGGACCACGGCACCGAGCCCGTGAGTGATGAGGAGGCGGCCCGAGCGCGTGAGCCCCGGACTGGCATCCTCCCGGCCCGGGATGACGACCCGATCGCCAACACCCCCGGCCCGGCGGACCAGGAGGACAACTCCAGGTAAAGGCTCCCAGCCTCCCTCAGGCGGCCCGGCTATCCTGACCCTCAGGGACGGCCGGGCCGTCCCATTCCCACGATGGAGGAGAGATCCACACATGGCTAACCCACTGATTCACACGGTGCATATCCCGGAGCTGGTGGTCCCGGACAAGCGGCTGGGCCGTCACATCCGCCACGACCTCCGATCGCTGATGTTCTACCGCCACCAGCGGTCGGCGGCCACCCCGGTATCCGAGGAGTGGACGATCAGCATCAACCCGCTGGACCAGGGAGACCTGGGTTCATGCGTGGGTAACGCGTCGTGTGGGTGCTCGGCTACGGACCCCATAGAGGCGGCGCTCCCGGCGGGCCACGCGGTCCTGGACGAGGCCGAGGCCGTGGCCCTGTACTCGGCGGCCACCAAGCTGGACCCGTACCGTGGGCAGTATCCGCCCACCGACACCGGCTCGGACGGCCTCAGCGGGGCCAAGGCCACCAAGGCGGCCGGGTTCATCTCCGGTTACACCCACTGCGCGGACGTGGACGACATGACGGACGCGCTCCAGGACGGCCCGGTCATCGTGGGCGTCTCGTGGTTCGATTCGTTCGATGAGCCGGACGCTCAGGGAACGATCGCCATCGCCAAGGGTGCCCAGGTCCGTGGCGGCCATGAGTTCCTGGTCCATGGTGTCGACGTGGCTGGCGGCTACTTCCATGCCCGCAACTCCTGGGGCTCCTCGTGGGGCCAGGGCGGAAACATGCGGTTCACCATGGAGACCATGGATGAGCTGTTCTCCGAGGGTGGGGACTGCACGGTGTTCCTGCCCAACTCGACGCCAGCTCCCACGCCCACTCCCCCGGCGGACCTGGACGAGGCGCTGTGGCAGATCGCCGGCCCGTGGGCGGCCCAGCGGCGGACCCGCCCGGACCTGGTGATCCTCCAGGGTGCGCTGGACACCTGGGCCAGAGGTAAGGGACTGCTTACCACCTGACCGAGCCCCGAGCACGACGGCGGCCCCGCACACATTCGCAAAGGTGTGCGGGGCCGCACACGTGCAACTCCCCACATGTGCGGTAACGTGTGGGGTGTTGCCAGTCGAGAGGAGATCTGATGACAGGCAAGGTCCCGATTGAGAACGGGAGCCGGCGATTTGTGATCGGTGGCCGGGCTGGCCGGGCTCCCCGTGCGGACCGTACGGAGAACGTCCGCCCGGCTAAGGGTTTCGGTGGCGGCTCGGCCCGTAACCGTGGCCCGGGGCGTGGCGGAAGCGGTCCGCTAGGTGGTGGCGGCCGGGGGTCCGGCGGCCCGAGGTAGAGGCCCCAAGGACCTTCCGCAACTCCCCACACGTGTGGTACTGTGTGGGGAGTTGCGGCACACAGACCACAACGGAGTCTCTTGGAGAGGGGACCTACATGCCAGTACAGATGGAAGCCCGTTATGCGGACCTCGGCACGATGGCCGGGATTCTCAAGGACCAGCGGGCACGCCGGATCGACCTCGTGATGCGCGGCCACCAGATCCAGGCCATGGGTAACAAGATCGTCATTCCGTCCGGGACCACGGTCATGGATGAGTCCGGCGTCACGGACGCGGGCGGCTCGTATGAGATGACCCGGACGGCGGTGGAGGGTTTCGCGGAGAAGCTCAAGATCGACCTCCGCTATCTGCGGCGGCTGTACTCCGACCGGCCGGACCTGTTCGCGGAGAACCTCAATGCGCTGCTCCACGGCCAGCTCTCCAGCGTCGACCACGAGCTGGCGTGGGCGGGTATCCCGGTGGCGGACCGGCCCGAGGGCTGGGATGAGCCGGGCTACAAGCCGGACCAGCGCAAGCTCATGCTCCGCCTGTTCCGTGGGGACACCACGGACGACGGCGTGATGCGGGCGCTGGTCTCGTCCAAGTTCTTTGCCGTGGACAATCTGGACGTTCTCCTGGCGGCGCTTCGTGGCCTGGATGAGGCGGGGCTCAAGGGCGATGGGGTCCACATCGACGGCTGTGACCTCACCGAAAAAAACATGTACGTCCGCATCGTGGCCCCCCAGATCCAGGCCATGGCCCCCACACTCCTCCAGGGCTACCGCAACCCGTTCGGTGACGGCGGGATGGTGCGCGGCGGCCACCTGGGCAGCGACGTGGACCGCATCCGCGCACTGGCCCAGCGGGAGGGCCTCGGCTACCCAGCAGGCCAGGAGCCGGTCATGTTCGCGGGAATCGTGATCAAGAACAGTGAGACCGGGGACGGCCGGATCTCGATCACGCCCCGCATCGTGGCCCAGATCTGCGCCAACGGCTACACCATCACGGCCGACGCATACGCCCGGAATCACCTGGGCGTGGACAAGGGCGTGGGCTCGGTGTCCTACTCGGCCGACACCCAGCGCAAGGCGCTGGAGCTGGTGGCCCTCCAGGCCCGGGACGCGGTGGCCAAGTTCCTGGCCCCGGAGTACCTGACCGAGGCCGTGGCCCAGATGGAGGCCGACGCTGGCGCTCCGATCGGCAAGGCCACCGAGACGATCAAGGCCGTGATGGCGGAGTCCATGTTCTCGGACGAGATCGCGGCGGAGATCCTCAACGCGTTTGTGGCCGGCGGAATGAACACGGCGGGTGGCGTGGCTAACGCTGCCACGGCCGTGGCCCAGACGGTGGCAGATCCGGCGCTGGCGGCCTCCCTTGAGGATGAGGCGGCCGAGCTGATGCGGCGCGCTGCACAGTACGCCCGGAGTTAGTCACCACCCAGAGGAGCCCGGCCCGGCCTGGTGTTCACGGGCCGGGCTCCTCACCTGCTGAGAGTGCCGGACCTCCAGACCGAGGCCCGGCACTGCCAGGAGGTCCGTGGGTGAAGATTCACGGATCACGATGAGAGAGGAGACGATCATGGCGGACGTTGCCCCGGAGGGTGCGCTGTGGCCTGAGGACATGGCGGCCCGATTCAATCTCCGGGACGCTGCGGCGGCCCGGTGGGCGGCCAGCCAGACGAGGCGGCGTCGGGAGGAGCACGAGGCGGACGCGGCCAAGCCTGAGGTTACGGCTATGGACTTCCCCGAGCCGGACGGGAACGCCAAGCGGAAGATCACCACCACGGGTGGCCATGAGCGGACCGCTGTGTCCCCGTACTGGCTCCCGGCCACGGCGGACCGTTACGAGGAGAACAAGCGCGGCCCGGGGAGGCGGCCCAACAAACCGGAGGGAGCCGAGGAGGGGGCGGCTCAAGCCTCCTGATCCGTCCTATCGTCTAAGTCTCTTGGAGAGGAGATCCACACACCATGCCATTGGACTGGAGCCACTGGGGCAAAGGCCCCGAGGAGCAAGCACGCCAGGCCCGGTGGGAGCGCCAGCAGGCGGCCCGCCATTGGGAGCGGGCTCAGCGTAAGGCCCGGCGCAAGGCGGCTCGTGAGGCCCGTAAGGCCCGGCGGGCGGAACGCCGGGCGCGTCGTCAGGCTGAGGCCCGGACCATGGCCCAGGCCCGGCGCAATGAGGAGCGCGGGAAGGGCGGGATCTGATGCCACGCATCAGCTACGTGGCGGAAAACTTCCGGGACAGCAAGCTGGCCACCATCGCCACGGCCCGCCAGATCTGTGAGGAGTACGAGCGGCAAGGCTATGAACTGACCCTCCGCCAGCTCTATTACCAGTTTGTGGCCCGTGGCCTGATCCCTAACAGCCAGCGTGAATACAAGAATCTGGGGACGGCGGTCAACGACGGCCGGATGGCGGGGCTCATCGACTGGCTTCACATAGTCGACCGGACCCGGAGCCTGGTCCGGACGGTGGGCTGGGATAGCCCGGCTGACGTGATCTACTCGGCGGCCCGTGGCTACACGGAGAACCTCTGGGCGGGCCAGGAGTGGCACGTGGAGGTCTGGGTGGAAAAGGAGGCCCTGGCTGGCGTGGTCCAGCGTCCGGCCCAGCGTTACCAGGTCCCGTGGTTCTGCTGTCGCGGCTACGTCTCACAGTCGGAGATGTGGGGGGCGGCCCGGCGTATCCGGCGGGAGTTGAATGGCGGCCACCAGCGGGCGGCCATCATCCATCTGGGAGACCATGACCCCAGCGGCCTGGACATGACCCGGGACATTCAGGACCGGCTCCTGGGGTTCGGTGCCAGTGTCCGGGTGGTCCGGGTGGCGCTCAATCTGGACCAGGTGGAGGACCAGAGCCCGCCACCTAACCCGGCCAAGCTCACGGACTCCCGGGCGGAGGGCTACATCTCCGATTGGGGAGATCAGGTGATGGACGAGTCCGGAGAGGCCCAGTCCTGGGAGCTGGACGCGCTCCAGCCTGCCTACCTGGACGACCTGATTGACCGGGAGATCCGGGCTCGGCTGGACCGGCCCATGTTCGACGCCAGGGTGGCCGAGGTAGAGGAGCGGCGGAGCATCCTCACCCAGTGCTCTGAGCGCTGGGATGAGGTCGTGGATTTCCTGGAGGGCTCCTGATGCCACACGATTGCCCATCCCCCGAGTGCAAGGTCACCAACGTGGCGGACGGAAAGCTGGCTTGCCGGACCCACTGGTGGATGCTCCCCGAGCCTCTCCGCCATGCTCTCAACGTTGCCTATGCCAGCGGCCGTGGCCGGTTCACCCCGGCCCACCGTAAGGCCATGGCGGAGTGTGTCCGCTGGCTCAAGGACAACACATGAGGCTCACGGTCATGCTCCTGGCGGCGTTCGGGGCGTATGCGCTGGGCATCTGGGTGTTGTGGATGCCCTACGGTCTCTGGCTCCTCGTCTGGGTGGCCATCATGGCGGCCCTAGTGGTGGTCGGCCGATGGGTCACCTGAGCCCCCGGCGGATGTGGCCGGTCCGGGAGCCGGACGACCTGGAGCTTCACGGCGTGGCCGTCCAGCTCGTGGGTGAGGAGGCAAGCCCGGACATACTCCCAGACAAGACCCCACGCCACGAGGAGTGGCGGACAGACCAGAGTCACCAGCTCAAGCTCAACATCGGGAGGTAGACATGGAAGCGGGATCAAGGCCCAGTGGCTCGGTCACGAGCCGGAAGGAAAAGGCCAGGACGTTCCGGACGGCGGCCAGCACCAGCCATCCGGGCTCTAAAAAGGGCTACCGGCACCACACGGTGACACCGGGCCGGGGCAGGAACGCGGCCCGAGCGGCCACCAGCATCCGGCGCTCAGCTCCCAGGCTGTATCTCCCGAGCCGGCCCCCGGCACGGCCGAGGTATCAGCGGCCGTCCAATGGCTGAAGCCAAGGCCCGACGCAAGACCTGGGTGGATGCCCGGTGGGTGACGTCGACGCTGTTCATGGTGGCGTTCGCGGCCATCGGTGCGGCGTACGCGGCCACGGCAATCCCGGGCCGCACATCCCCGGTGTGGATCTCGGCGGCCTCGTGGCCGGTGGCCATCACCAGCGTGGCCACGCTCACCTGGCTGACCTACCGCAAGGCCAAGCGTCGTTATGGCTGAGCCCCGGCGGAGCGGCCTCATCGGTGATGCTGTGGCCATGATCAAGGCCCGGCGGCGGAAGCTCCGGAGTATCGAGAGAGCCGAGCGGCGCGCGGCCCATGTCCCCAAGCGGTCCGAGGCCAAGACCAAACGCGCACCGAGGCACCGGAGGTAATGGTGAGCCCGGACCCGTATTACCACGATGGCCAGGTGACGCTCTGGTGTGGGGATGCCCGCCAGATCGCCACCTGGCTGGCGGCTGACGTGCTGGTGACCGATCCGCCATACGGCGTCCAGGCTAAGCGGCGGCGCGGAACCTGGTCCATGCCAGAGGAGCGCGCGGACGCCATCGCTGGGGACACGGACACCGAGGTCCGGGACACCATCTTGGGCATGTGGGCACAACGGGCGCTCCCGGGTGACACCACCATCCCCGTGGATGCCTGGTGGGGCCGTCCCGCTGTGGTGTTCGGAGCCGTAGGCATGGAGGCTCCATATCCAACCCGTAAGACCCTGATCTATCGCAAACCCCCGGACGCTGGCACCCACGGGGCCGTGGCCGGGTTCCGCCACGACGTGGAGGCTGTCTACCTGATGGGACGGCCTGGCTTGTGGCCTACCGATATCGGCGGACGCTCCTCGGTGCTCACCACCGGAGCCCGCTCAGTCGGCGGCCCCGGCGGCCCAGCGGCCCGCTACGGCCACCAGCACGCCAAGCCCGTGGACGTGATGGAGGAGCTAGTCCGGCTAACCATGTGGCCGGTGAAAGCTCACACCCAGCCATGGACCGTGGCGGACCCGTTCGCGGGAGCTGGCTCCACGATCGTGGCGGCCCGTAACCTCGGCCTCAGTGTGCTGGCCGTGGAGCTGGAGGAGCCCAACTGTGAGCGGATCGTGGCCCGGCTCAAACAGGGAGCGCTGAGTTTCGATGACTAGCCGATGCCCACCGAGTCGTCCCACCACGGGCTGGCATCTCGGCCCGCTGGCCGGATTTGATATCGAATCGACCGGAGCAGACCCAGAGGATGCCCGGATGGTCCAGACAGCCATCACCCGGAGAGGCTGGCCCGAGGGCCACACCATCACCACCGGGGACACAGTGTGGCGGATCGACCCGGGGATCGAGATCCCGCCCGACGCCACGAACATCCACGGCATCACCACAGCCCAAGCCCGGGAGGGCATGGACGCGGCCGACGCCACACTCCAGATCCGGGACTACGTGGCGGCCATCCTCGGAGCCCACGCCCCGCTGGTGATCTTCAACGCACGCTATGACCTCACGGTCCTGGACCGGGAATGCAGACGCCACGGCCTGGAGCCTCTGGTCCTGGGAGCTGGCGCGCTGGTGATCGACCCGTTTGTCCTGGACAAGTTCCTGGACAAGTACCGGCCCGGCTCCCGCAAGCTCACGGACCAATGCCGGCACTACGGGGTGACGACCGACGGAGCCCACGAGGCCAGCGCGGACGCTCTGGCAGCCATGCGGGTGGGCTGGAAAATAGCTCACACCCACGGCCGGGTGGCTAACTACTCGGCGGAAGCCCTGATGCACTTGCAAGCCTCAGCGGCCAAAGAACAGGGCCTTAGCCTGGCCAAGTATTTCCGGAGCCAGGGCAAGCCCGAGCGTGTGTCCCTGGACTGGCCCATGATCCCGTGGCCAGAGGATGAGCGGCACTATGCGTGATGATCTATGGATCTCGGACGCTGAGGCGGACGCGATGCTGGGCGTGGATGCTGTCCTGGACGAGGAGAACCGTGGCCGGGTGCGCGTGATGGCGGCGGACCAGGTAGCGGCGGCCAGGGGTTGCTACGCGGCCAAGTGCCCGGTTTGCACGCTGATCTGTCCTGGCTCCGTCATCACGGAGGGAGCCATAGCCGGGCTGATCCGGCTCCGGTTGCACACGGTCTCCATCCGGGCATGCATCCCTGCGGACCTCCTGAGCGGCCACCGGATTCTCTTGCCCTGGTGCATCGGAAGCAAAGCGGCTATGCATCCCTACATCGGCGCGCGGCGCGTCGGCCAGCATGAAACGGAGAGGAGAACGCCATGACCGAGCATCCCGAGCGGACCGAGGCGGAGCGGCTCCTGAGCCAGCTCACCCACATAAAGGCCCGAGGCGACGACCGAGCCCACCCCGAGGCGGACACGCTCCTCCTGGAGATCCTCGTCCGGCTGGCCCTGGCGCTCTCGGATCAGGTGACCGGACTCCAGGACACAATGGTCTCAGCCACCCAGACCGGGCTGGCGGCCATGCGGTCTCTCGCACCGATCCTCGGAACTGTCACGGCGCGGCTCTCAGAGCCACAGAGCGGCGCTGAGCCCACCGAGACGGACGACGACACCGGCCAGCCTCCCACCGTGGCGGCGCTGGTGCATGGGACGCACCAACCTGCTGGGGTTTTGCGGAGCCATGTGGGGCCGTCTGGTCATCCTGAGTTTGTGGAGCCGGGGGCCAAGCTCAAGGCTCGGCCTATGGGGCTGATCCCGGGGGATGTGGTGACGAACCTCCAGGAGTACCCGGATGGGACTTGTGAGCGTATCTACCTCGGTCACATCTCCCACCCGTATCTCCCGGACATGGAGACGCTCGTGTGGTGGATGGATGAGGGGCCGTCCATCTCACCCCGGACGGGGCGGGCGGACGTGATCGGGATACTGCTCCCGTCCACCGACGTGGATCGCCAGGCCCGGCTCAGGCGGTGGACTGAGGCGATGGATTGAGAGTCGACCTTACGCGGCCGGGTGTCCCGGAGATGGACGCGCTCCTGGCCCAGTTCGGCGGCGCGTATCCCGATGATGATCTTGTGGTCCAGGCGGGAGACCTGGCCTATCCGGTAGTCAGAGACGTGGCTGGTAATGCGGCGTGGCGGCTGGGGCGGATCATCGCGGTGGCCATGGCCAGAGACCGGGGTACGGCGTGGCGGCTCCTGGTGAACGGTGAGGAGGTCACAGGCGGGACGGTCCAGCCGTATGAGGATGAGACCCAGCCCGAGTAGCGTTAGACAGACCACACGTGGGGATCTACGGAGAGGAGTCCACGATGATAGAGGTCACGACCTGCGGGCCGTGCGGAGCGAATCTGATCCGATGGGATGCGGGAAGCCACTGGGCCAACACCCAGACTGGCACTTTCTACTGTTCGGAGACGGCCCACCATCGGCATCAGCGAAACCCGGACGCTGGGATAGCCCATGTGGCCCCGGAAGCACTCGGCCCGATGATGGTCGGTGTCCCGTGGGTGGACACGGTTCCGATCGCCAACATTGGCTATCTCGGCGCGTGGGCGGCCGGGAAGCCGAGCCCGGAGGATGTGATGGACCCCGGCCCGGCGGCCCACGTTGACCCGTACCGGACGCGGCGGCCGAGCTATCCGCCAGGTGACCCTGGCGTCACGGTGGACTGGGGCAAGCTCTACGATTCGGTGCGGTCGTGGGATTCGGATAACCCCCGGTGCTCCATATGCGGGACGGCGGTCGTCCGGGGGAGCAAGCTCGGGAACGCATCCGAGGCGGCTCCGTGGGTAGCCCCGGACGGGCGGCCTTGTCTTGGCGGCCTGACACATCGACCGGGGAGACTTCACCAGGTGGCCGGACAGATCAATTACCCGCTTGACGAGGCTCCCACCGGGCGATGCTCGGGCTGTGGAGAGCAAGTCTGGCAACGTCAGGACAAGCTATGGACCAACCGGGATGGGTTCCTGGCGTGTGCTCCGCCACCGGGGGCGGCCCGCCACCACGCCGGCCCGGAGTCGACCTCGTGCCGATGGTGCCTCAAGTCCATCCGGAGAGCTGGCGTCGACGCTAACGGGGCCGCTGTGTGGCGGCGGACCGGAATCGGCATAGACGATCCTCAACGGGAGTTTGAGATCTGCGGCATGGCCCCGGATGACGCCATGCCCCACATGCCAGCCCCGGCGGTCCGGGCCACCATGCCAGTGAACGGGGCCGGGCTCCCGATAGGCGGCCCAGGTGCCCAGCTCCACATGCCCGGAGACCGGCGTTTCACGCTCACCCCGATGGAGGCCGTGGCGCTCATCCGGGAGCTGGCGATGACGGACCAGGAGATCCACCGGGTGGCGGCCCGGCTCCTGATCCGGGAGATGATGCCCAACGGCCAGATCTCGCCTCAGTGGGGTGATCTGCTGGACGCGCTCGGCCTCATGGACATGATGCCCAAGACACTGGAGCTGAGGCTGTCGGAGGACGCCACGGCGGCCCAGATCTGGGCTGGGAATCTGATGCTGGAGGAGATGGACGAGGCCGAGGTCATCACGTGCGTGATGGACCTGATGGCCATCCTCTCGGAGATCCGGGGAAAGGCGGCTGGGTGATGACCGGGGAGCCGGTCCTGGAGGGCATCGCTCGGGATCTTAAGGCCAAGGCCAGCCTCACCCCAGGTGAGGCTCTGATCAAGGCCCAGGACGGGAAGCTGTCCACGGCCGAGGCGCTGGAGATGGGCCAGGTGGCGGCGGCCTACATGGTGGCTGGGATGCGGTTTACCGGGAGCCAGACCAAGATCTCCGCCCAGAATCTCCTCCGGGTGTGCTTCGACGTGGTGGCGGCGGATGGTGAGCTGGCCCGGCTCCAGTGGGTGGAGGCCCGGCTGGCTGAGCTGGTCAAGGCGTGGGAGACGCCCACGAGGCCCGGCCAGCCCACGAGTCTGGACCGTGGCCTGATGACGGCGGCCGGGGAGCTACAGGATGTGCTGGAGGCGTCTCACCTGGATGGGGATAAGCGGCCCCCACTTCCGGAGCGGACTGTCCTGGTGCTGGCCATCGGCCACGAGATCGGGTCCGAGGAGACGGCGGCGCGTATCCAGGCGGCCGTAAACATGGCGGTCAACCATCCGGACTGGGTGGACTCCATGCTGGGTGGTGAGTGATGGCCACGCTCCGGGTAGATCACAAGGCGGAGGCCGAGCGGATCACGGGGAACATCATGGCCACACTGGACACCACACCCCCGGATCTGGCCAACGTGTCCATGGCGGACGGGTGCGCGCTGGCCCAGGTCCACGCGATGCTCTACGTGGGGGACCGGGTGGACGCGCTGGTGGGTGTCCTGGAGGCCATGGGGAGGCCCGATGCGGTGGGATGAACTGGTGGCGGAATGTACGTGGATGCCACTCACAGAGCTGAAAGTGGATGCGGTCCGTGATCCGATCCTGGGCCATCTGGAGTGTCGGCTCCGGGTGATCGTCAAGACCATGGACACGCGCACCGGGCAACCTACCGCCATCGTCCACACGTACCCGCTCCCGGATCTGGAGATGTATGGCATAGCCCCGGAGCACGCGGAGGGATGGATGCTGGACCATCTCAAGCGGCTGTTCCGGGATGTGGCCATCCATGAATCTGACGAGTGGTTTAAGCGGGACGGCGTGACCCTGTTCGACCCACACGAGGGAGGGCGGACCTGATGGCGGCCCGGGAGGTCTGGGGAATGCGGGCCGCATGGGCTCAGCGGCGAAAGCTGGCCCAGGAGATTACGGCTGACAAGATCCACTATGCGTGGCTGGGTCAGGCAGCGTGCGGCCACGCCCCAACCGGGGCGGAGCTAACAGCGCTGGCGTCTCTGGTGACATGCCCGGGATGCAAGACCATGTCGGTGTGGGCTATGGCCAACCTGGCGGAGGTTAGCCGGGAGGTCTCCATCGTGATGACGACCCGGTTGGGGGCGGCCATGGCGGCCCTGGGGCGTGCGTTCGGCGGCGGGAAGCCACCAGCAAGCAAGTAACTAGATCACCCCAACGGAGCGCCACCGGCCACGACCACGGCCGGTGGCGCTACCATTTGCACCCAGAGGGATGGTGATCATGGCTGGTGAGACGGGCCAAGCGCTCCGGGACAAGATCATGGGACTGAGCTACGCGCCAGGCGGTCGTCCGGGTAAGCCCAAGGTCACCACGGCCACGGCCGAGGATGGCACCAGGACCAAGACCACCACCATCCCGGAGGGTTCACAAACCGAACACTCCAGGCCCGGGAGCGGCGTTAGCCACCGGCTGGACGCCCTGGTGACTCCCCAGACAGTTAGGTGGCCCGATCGTGGCTGACCAGCCCGTAACACTAGACGATCATGTGGACCGGGTGGCCTCGGCTGCTGAGGCCCACACCGAGGCGCTGGCCGAGCCTGGTCGGACCGTCAGCGTCCCCACAGACGACGGGCCGTATGACATGCCCATGGCGCTGGTCACGGCCCGGCGGCTGGACGAGGCCCGCGCGGACGCCATGGCTCATGTCCACGATCCCGGTGGCCTGGCCGATGAGTACGCGGCGGCCCAGGAGTTGGCAGACGGAAGCATGGACGGTGAGATCCGCCAGGCCGAGCAAGCCAGAGCCTTGGACCTACAGACAGCCCGCCAGCGGATCAGGGAAGCACATGGCCAGCCGGGATTCCGGGTGGCTGGCGATGCGGTGAGAGGGTAATCCGGTGGCATTCACCAAGAGCGGGCTCTACGTCCACACGCTCCAGGAGTTCCTTAAGGGGACGGCCCTCACAACCGGCACCATGCGGTTGACGGACACCGGGGCCAAGATCAGCCTGTTGTCCAGCGCACCCACGGACGGGTCCGGGCTGGCTAACTTCTCCTCGGCCACCCCCAACTGGGCCAACACCAATGAGATCTCCGGGACCGGCTGGGCCACGGGTGGTGTAGCGCTGAGCGCGGCGGCCTCGGGTGCCACATCCACAGCTCCCACCGTGGCGGAGGGCACGGCTGGCGCTGTCCGCTGGGATATGGCGGATATCGCTGTGTCCGGGACCACGCTGTCCCTGGCCCACGCGTGCCTGATCTACGCTGATCCGGTCACGGCCCCATCGGACCTGGTGGACGCGCTGTGGATTCTGGTCAACTTCGGCGCGGACTTCTCCACCGTGGCCGGGATCTTCGGTATCCAGTGGTCCGCTACCGGGCTAACCGAGATCGACATCACCCCGTAATCTCTCCAGCTCTAACCGGCTCCGGGGAGGCGTGCGGTGTCCGTAACTGAGGTCGGCACACCGGCAGCGCCAGCGGTTAGCTCGGGGACTAACGCCCCATCGGTGTCCCCGAGCTGGGATGCCAGCCAGACCCGGACGGCCGGTAACTACCTGGTCTGCAAGGTCACCAACTGGGGCGGCACGACCGGCGGGACACCGGGCACGCCGGCGGGCTGGACCCAGCTCCTCACGATCAAGGGCTCCAGCCGGGCCAGTGTTACCTACTTCGGCAAGGTGGCGGCCGGTTCGGATGCGGCTCCCACAGTCTCGGCCACGAACACCGGGACGGCCACGTTCTCCACGCTGTCCGCTCAACTCCACGAGCTGGCCGGCGTCGACGCCACCACCCCCGTGGGGGCTTCGGGGACAGCTACCGGCACCACAGCCAGCCCGTTTGTGGTCACCACCAGTGGCAATGTGCCCCAGACGGGTTGTTACGCCCTCGGTGCGGCGTCCATCGCGCTGAGCGCTCAGGGCACGTCCACTCTGGGAGCTGGCTCGGGCTGGACCAACACCGGAGACAACGGGACGACCAGCACTCGGGCGCATTGGATCTACGGGACGCAATCCAACCCCACATCCGGGGCCACGCTGTCCGAGTCTTTCAGCTACACCAATCTTGGGGCGTTCCTGGCCGGGGCCGTGGTGGTGTTCCAACCACCAGCTCCCACACCCACACCATCGGTCGTGGCGTGCGTGGCGTCTGTTGGCTCGGCCACGGTGACTACCGGGGAGACGGTAACGCCCTCGGTCGTGGCGGCGGTGGCGTCCATCGGGGCGTCCAGCCCGGTGAGCAAGCCCACCCCGGCGGTCGTGGCGTGCGTGGCGTCCATCGGCTCGGCCATCGTGAACACGGGCGAAAAGGTCACTCCCAGCGTGGTGGCGGCCACGGCCACGATCGGCTCTCCGCTGGTCAACCCGCTGGCGCTCCGCTCGTGCCAGTCCGTCACCACGGGCGGCGGTTCCCTGACACTGGCTGTCCCGGCCCAGCCATGCGCCATCGGTGACCTGATCTTTATCTGGGCCGTGGCCGGTTTCGCCAGCCACACATGGACCTCAGACCCGGCGGACAGCCTCTCGGCCGAGACAGCCAACAGCTCCAGCTCCCCAGCGGAGTCCACCCAGCTATTTAGCAAGATCGCGGACAGCTCGGACGTGGCCAAGGCGGCGGCCTCGGGGAGCTACACGCTCACCATCTCGATCAGCCACACGTGGAACGCGATTATCGGTGTGGTCCCGGTGACTAGCACCACCCACCCGTTTGACCCATCCGACACCCCGGGCTCTGGCCAGAGCAACGCGGCCAGCAACGCCATCACGGCGGCCGGGATCACCACGACCACGGACGGCCTCCTCCTGGTCTGGCTTGGCGCGGACCGCATCGGCTCTGGTGGCACACCCCCGGATATCACGGTCCCGGCGGGCTACACGGCGGCCTGTAGCCAGGCCAACGGCTCGGGCTCAGGCACGGTCAACACGGGCACGATCGCGGCTATCCAGGCCCAGGTGGCGCATGGGACCACGGGCTCGGTGGCCGGATCATTCACTGGCACCACCCAGATAACCGCTGGTCTCCTCCTGGGTATCAAGGCGGCCCCGATCGTCCCGCTCCCGGGGACCGTGGCCCAGCTTGTGGCTGGCGCACCGACCCCGAGCGGGTTTGGTGTCATCACCAAACTGTCCGGCGCTACCTCGGTCCGGCTGGCGTACTCCACCAGCCCGAGCATGACCAGCCCGAGCTTTGTATCCGCCCAGACCCCAGACGCAAACGGGTACGTCACCCACGCGGTGAGCGGCCTCAGCGCGGCCACGAGGTACTACGTCCAGGCGGCGGACACGCCCACTGGCGGGGCGGAGACGCTGGTCGGCCCCATCGGCTCCTGTAAGACCCTGGCGGCCTCGGGGAGCCCGGCTAGCTTCACTGTGGCCCTGGCGGCCTGTGTCGCTGAGCAAGATGTGACCAGCCCAGCCCAAAACACGGCCATCAATGACCTGGTGGCATGGGCTCCGGACCTGACGATCTTTACCGGGGACTTCGATTACTCGGGGAGCACGGCCACCAGCACCGACACCCAGCGTGGTGTCTACGAGAGCCAGATAGCTGGCATCCCCGGCCTGGCGGCCATGGTGGAGACCACCTGGGGCTACTACTGCCGTTCGGACCACGAGGCCGGCCCGGACAACGGGGACTCCAATAACGCGTATACGGCGGCCAACATCGCAGCGGCCCGCCAGGTATTCCCGTTCGGGACGCTCGGGGATACCGTCAACACCCCAGTCCACGGCCTCTACCAATCATGGGTGGTCGGGCGCGTCCGGTTCATCATGGTGGATATCCGGAACACGGACCGGAGCCCCGGCGGCAACACCGATGACGGCTCCAAGACCATGCTCGGGGCCACCCAGTTGGCGTGGCTGGAATCGGAGCTGGTCCAGTCCGAACCACTCAAGGTCATCATCAGTGATGTGGCTTGGATGGGGACGCCCACCATCAGCAACGGGCCGGACAAGTGGTGGTCATACGACACTGAGCGCCAGGCCATCATCAGCTACATCAACGCCAACCGGGCGGCCGTCAAAAACCTGATGCTCTGGCATGGTGACAGCCACCTGGTGGGTTACGCCACGTCCGCTAAGAACACGTGGGGAGGGTTCCCGGTCTACTGCGCGGCCCCGCTGCTGAATACGGGCGGCGGCCTGATGCAATCCACGTTCTCAGCCCTGTATAACAACACGGGCGGGGAGGCCCGCCAGTACGGCCGGATCACGATCACGGACACCGGCTCGGTGATCTCGGTCAACTTCCAAGGCTGGGATGCCACCAACGCGGTGGCCCAGGTCTCCCAGACGGACACGTTCAACACCACCCAGCCCAGCGTGATCTCTTGTGTGGCCACCATCGGCTCACCCACAGTCGGGGCCGGGAGCATGGCCACACCCCCGGTGGTTGCCTGCCCGGCCAGCGTCGGCTCCACGGTGGTCAAGACCGGGGAAACCGTCACACCGGCCGTGGTGGCCTGTGTGGCCTCGGTGCCCAGCCCAGCTCCCAATACCGGGAGCAAGGTCACGCCCTCGGTGGTGCCCGGCGTGGCCACCATCGGCGCTCCCACGGTAAGCGCCACCAAAACAGCGCTCTCCCTCAACGCTGAGGGAGGCACCAACGGGGTAACGGTCACGGCCGGAAACAGTGGCGGCGCGTCGGGGGACGCATTCGATTCGGTCCCAATTGCTGCTGGCGGGACCTTCACCTATTCCAGTACCCAGGTAGCTGAGGGGACGCTCAGCTATCACATCACCACGGACGCCACGGGAGAGGCGGTCTATGGGGAGTACAAGGCCAGCATCGGCACCCAGCCGTTGTGGTTTTTCACCATCGACCTCTGGCTCTCAGCGTTCCCGGCGCACAACCACAGAGTCATCACGTTCGTGACCGGCGCTAGCTCCCTGGCCGGGTATATCCAGCTCACCACGGCGGGCAACGTCCAGCTTGTTAACGCGGCGGCTGGCGTCATGGCTCAGCTAACCGGCACGTGGACCGCTGGCCAGTGGTTCCGGGTAGCCGGGTTCATCCTCGGGGACGCCAGCGTCGGCCAGGGTGAGCTGAGGTTCTACGCGGGTAAAAACGACGGTGCCCCAGCCGAGGTCCACACCAGCGCGGCCAACCAAAACACGGGCGGCACGATCACGGCCATCCGGCCGGGTGTGGGTGCGGCCGTGGCCTCGGTGGATTACTACTGGGATCGGCTGAGGCTCACCACCACGGCCTACGTGGATCAGAACGCGTCCCCAGCCGTGGTCCCGGCTGTGGCCACCATCGGCGCATCCTCGCCAGCCAGCATCCCGGCCCCGGCGGTCGTGTCCAGCGTGGCCACGATCGGGGCGGCGGCCCCCAGCACCGGGGAAACAGCCAAGCCCGGCGTGGTGGCCTCGGTCGCCACGGTCGGGGCGGCGGTAATCCAGGCCAGCTCCACAGCCAAGCCCGGCGTGGTGCCAGCCCTGGCCACCATCGGGGCGGCCGTGGTGGGTGCGGCCAGCACTGCCACCCCGGGCGTGGTGCCGGCTCTCGCAACGTTCGGGACGACCACACCCAACACCGGGACCAAAGTCACCCCAGGAGTGGTGCCGGGGATCGCAACAGTTGGCAACCCGGCACCCAACACGGGCGCAGTTGCCAACCCAGTTGTCATCTCCGTATCGGCCACCATCACCACGCCCGTGGTGTCGACCATCACCAAGGCCACGCCCTCGGTCGTCTCGGTCACAGCCACGATCGGGACAGCCAGCCCCCACGGCGGCGCTCAGGCCAGCCCCGGTGTGATCACGGCCACAGCCACCATCTCGATCCCAGCGATGCACACCGGCTCCCTCGTCCAGGCCGTGGTGATCGCTTGCGCGGCGGTCCTGGCCTCACCCACAGTGGTGGCGGCCAAGCCATACAACCCCGGCCCGTGGCGACTTGGTGAGGTCCACGTGCGGTGGATCATTGGCCCGGCCCACAGCTCCGGTTACGCTGCTGGAGACGCTAGCCAGCGATGGGGCCTCGGCTCTGTCCATTCCGGCTGAGGAGCCACCATGCAAGTCCCACTCTCAGACGGCGGTTTCATCCTGACCCCAGTCACCCCACCACCGGACGTGCCAGACGTGACGGTCTACCCGGTCCACATCGCCATGCTGCTGGACGGCTCAGGAGAGCCCACAGATGGTGACTACGTGCTGGGAAGCTGGGTCGACGGTGAGGCGGCCACCAAGCTGGCAGACCAGGGCATCACCACGGCGGGCCGGTACAAGCTGTGGGTCAAGGTCGTGACCGGCCAGGAGACCAAGGTCATCCCAGGCCCGGTGATCGGAGTCGGCTACTGATGATCGTCTACATCAGCGCGGGAAACAGTGATGACAAGCTGACCCAAGCGGCGTGGTCAAATCTCCAGCTCCGTCTGGTGGCGGAAGTAAATCAGGGAGCCCAGGCCCTCCACGGCGTGTGGTACTCCTCGGCGGCTTCCCCCTATCAGAACATGTGTGTTTGTGCTGAGGTCCGGGACACCGTGGCACTCAAGAATCGCCTGGCAGACCTGGCGGCCGACTTCGGCCAGGACTCCATCGCATGGGCGGAGACACCGGCCACCGAGTTCCTGGGCTCCTCCTGATGCCCCGGAACGGCAACACCACAGCCCGAGGATACGGCTCTGACCATCAGGCCGAGCGGCGGAAGTGGGAGCCGGCGGTGGCCACCGGCCACATCCTGTGTCACGCGGACATATGCAAGCTGGTGCGAAAGACCGGAGATCCCCAGGCCCGGCTCATCGACCCGGACCAGGAGTGGGATCTGGGCCACGACCACGTGACCGGCCAGTGGCGTGGCCCCGAACACCGGACCTGTAATCGGGCAGACGGCGCGCGTCGCGGTAATTGGGGCCGAGGCGGCGCGCGTATCCCCAGACGCCCACCGGCCCCGATCGCTCCGCTCCGGACCTCCCAGCGCTGGTAACCTGACGGTGCGGTCGGTGCTGTCCTAGCGGGTCGGCGCTGCTGTTCCAAGGGGACGAGAGCCGGGCTGGATGAGAACAGCCCGGCTCTCGGCATTGGTAAGCTCGGAGATGCTCTCCAAGAGCGGGCATAGGTTGGGACGCTTGGAACGGGACCAGACGTGGCCGGTATCTCAAGCTCCACGGACGGCGGTCTCCGCCCCGCATAAAGGCCCGGCCAGCCATGCGGCCAGGCCCTCCAACCACCTGTTGTATGCTCGTGGTGTTCCCTCGGGTGGGACACGTTGGGGTAGGTATGGCGCAGAGAGCCGGGCTGGTGATCCTAGCCCGGCTCTCAGCCGTTTAAGATGACCTCCAGGCCGTCCAGACGGCGGCCCGACGTAATGGTGTTAGAGATCCCCACGGCCGGGGATCAAACGTGGGGCCTAGCCTGGCCTCCGACCCAGGCTAGGCCCCACGCGTGGGAATATACGGCCCTGACCTGGTGCTAGCCTCTCCATGTGAGATCAGCGTCACACAGACGCATCCTGGAGAGGAGCCCACCATGTACGAAACCCCACGCCCCGAGTACCCGCCCAACCCCACCCCGCCGGCCTACTATCAGCCCCAGCCAGTCCAGCCACGCCAGCGCGCGGACGGCTTCGCCATCGCGTCCCTCGTGCTCGGCATCCTCTGGCTATTCTGGGTCGGCTCGGCCCTGGCGCTGATCTTCGGCAACATCTCCGCCAAGCAAGCCCGCCGGGCCGGATACAAGCCATCCGGGCTGGCCGTGGCCGGGATGGTCCTGGGATGGATCGGCACCGGAACAGCGGCGTTCGTCATCCTCGTGACCATCCTCGGGTCGATCGGTTCCGGGAGCTGACATGAACACCGAGACAGACAAGGCCACCAAACCCGGTTCCCGGCGGTGGTTCGCGGGCTGGCTCACCATGCTGGCCCTCATCGCCACCTGTGTGGCTGTGTGGAACGCGGTCCACGCCATCGACCCGCCAATCTCGGCCACGGCCGTTATCGCGTGGCCAGCGCTCATCCATCCCGCATGGGCCGGCCTCGTGGTCTCCATCCTGGCGCTGGGCGTCACCAGCCAGATCTACCGCTGGCAGACACGCAAGGACCAGCAGACGGCCGAGGTCGGCAAGGTGTGGATCTGCACTCAGTGCGATGCGGGCGGATGGCCCGGCTCAGCCCTCACAGCCAAGGACCACCGGAACACCGGCCACCTGATCCGCTCAGGCGGTCCCGAGGTCTTGGCCGGATACCGGCCTAGCGGCCTGTCAACCGGCCCGGATGAGTTCCTGGACCATCCGGAGACCGGCACACGGCGGACAAGGCCCGAGCGATGACCGAGACCCGGATGGATCTGGGCGGCTACACCACCTGGCAATGCATGGGCTGTCCAAGCAACGGACGCCACCACAAGGCCCCGCCAGCCCAGGTCCATGCGGACCTGACCGGCCACAAGGTCCAGGTCACCATCTCCACGATCTATCTCGTGTATCCGGCTGGTGACCCGCCCATCCCCGTGGAGACCAAGCAAACCGGCCTCGGCCCAGCATCCATCCCGTTTGAGGTCAACCCGGACGACCTGACCAGCGATTATCAGCCGGTCACGTCCAGCTCCAACCCCCACGGCCAGCGGCTAGAGGTCCATGTGGGTCCGCCACCCGGTGTCCCGCTCGGCGGTGGCGGACCACCACCCAGCCCACTGGCCATGACCACACGACGGATGAGGACCACCCAATGACCCATATCAAGCTCTGGCTCACCCCAGCGGACCACCTGATCATCCCCGGTGAGACCTACGAGGAGGACTCAGACGGCGGTCTGGACATGATGGACGCTGACGGAACGGTCATAGCCACAGCGGCGGCCAAGACCTGGCTGGTGGTCCAGATCATCAGTGACGACCCCCAAGCGGAGAACGTCCCGGCCAAGTCCACGGAGCCAGTCATTCCGGACGCTGGCCCAGCATGACCACCCCAGAGCCCGAGATCGGGAGCCTGGCCTGGACAGCCCAGCATCTCCAGCAGGTAGCCGAGGATGAGCGCGCGGCGGCGGCCATAGCGGCCCACCCAGTCCCCATAGCAGACGGCCGGCCCATAGCCCGGATCAAACTCCAGGGACTCAGGACGTGGGCCTGTTCCTGCCTGGTAATCGGAGCTGGCAGACCAGACGACACATCCCCGGAGATCCACGCCCAGCTCAACCCAGGCCATGAGGTCACGGTGGAGACCACCACCCGTGAACAGATCCACACCTAGCCCATGGAGATCAAGCCCGGAGACCGGGTGCTGGTGGACACCACCCCATACGGGCTACCTGGTGCCCACTGGTGCGAGGTAGCAGAGATCACCACAGCCACAGCCTCATGGTGGCAGCTACGGGTGCGGGTAGCTGGCCACAACCCACAGCGGGTGGGTGAGTACCGGCGTGAGGAGCTGATGGACCACCACCCCAAGCACGCCAGCCATCCACCCCACATACGGACCCGGTAGGGCTACCACCCCGAATAGACCCCCACCCGTCTACCATGTGACCTGAGTCCATAGCCATGGGTCTCAGCCCGAGCCCCGGTGCCCAGAGCGCTGGGGCTCGGTGCTGTCTACAAGGCCAGCCAGCCCATCCACATCCACACCAGCCCGCACACACCAACGACCAGCCATCCACACCACCCCCAACGCTGCATGTAGTACCTAAACGGCTAAACGAAAAGCCCAAGCCAACCAACCAGCAGACCAACCACCCCACCAGGTCACAGGTCACCACCCCCACACACAGTGACCACCCAGGAGTCCCGAACCATGGAGGGACAGACACCCCCAGCACACGGTCACCAGATCCACCAGACCCCCACCATCCCGCAGTCATGACCCTGACCAGCGCAAACACAACCACGATCACGCAAACCACGGGGTAGGGGGGCGGGTCGACACGGATCGTGAGCGGGCTATGACCCCGCCGCAGTCTTTCTTTCCGCGCTCGGTTTGGTCACTTTTTACGCAAGCACGGAGGGCCGTTTTCGGCTACGGACTGTGATCAGCGTCCGGATGGTGGGAGATCCCCAGGAGGGCCGTGGAGGGCCTCTAGCAGGCAGATTAACCCACGCGTGAGAGTAACGGCAAGAGCGTGGTGGATATTCCCCACGCGTGGTGTATCGTGTCCGGTGGAGAGAGGAGATCCACCATGGAGGTTGACGCGTGCCTGGACACGAGGCCGGCGCTCTACACGCTGGACGAGCTGTGGGAGCTGGCAGAGCAGATCAAGCGGGGGAAGCGGCGGAAGCGGCGGCCGTGGAGGCGGTGGCTGGTCGGCCTGGTGGCGCTGGTCGCGGCCGTGGCCGTGGTGGTTCCGCTGCTGGGGGCGGCCCGGAGTGACCAGGGCCAGCATTTCAGCGGCCCGGTGGGCGTCTATCAGTGGCCTGGTGGGGATATCCCGCACGGGATCACGCTGTCTGACCTCCAGTCGTACCTGGTGAGCGATACCACGGTCACGACCATGGAGCGGAAGATCTACGCGGCCAAGGTGTGGTGGCACGCGGACACCATCCGTCTCCAGGTCCAGCAGGATCGCGCGATGGGAGCCAGCGGCCGGGATCTTAACCGGCGCTACTGGGGTTATGTCCGGCGGGTGATGCGGTACGGCCTGAGGCTGGGTCTCCGGATGGTGCTCAATGCTCAGACGGAGCTGGCCACGGGCTGGGATCTGTCTGAGCCGTTGCCCACGGCGGCCACGTATGCGTTTTGGCGTCATGTGCTCGGGGTGCGGGCCTGGCGGGACAATCCGCGCGTGGTCCTGGACCTGTTTAATGAGCCCCGGCACGCGTCGTGGGATCAGTGGCGGGTGGCTTTCCAGGGCCTCGTGGACACCATCCGGGCGTCCGGGGCCACCAACTCGATCTGGCTGGAGGGCATCCGGTGGGCGTCGACGCTGGCCGGGGTGCCGATGCTCCGCCAGCCCAAGGGCTTCCCTCCGCTGGTCTACACATACCATCACCCGGGTTCCCCGTGGGACTATCAGGCGGCTCCGACCAAGGCCACGTGGGATGAGAATTTCGGGCTTCTGGCGGATCATCACGTCCCGGTGCTGGACGCTGAGTTTGCCAACTACCGGGGGAGCTTCCATTGGAAGCACATGGGCCGGACGGTGCGGCGCTATTTCGCGTACTGCAAGGCTCACCACATCGGGGTGATGGCGTGGTCGTTGCTCCCGGGGGCTCTCAACGCCACGATGGATTACCGGAGCGTGTCCCGGCCTCCTCAGGGGGATGGGGTGCTGATCCACAAGTTGTTTGCCCAGATGGCGCGGTAGCTATCCTGGTCACGGAGAGGAGGGATCGTCGTGGCGTTGCCAGAGCGGGAGTGCGCGCGTAACGGGTGCTCCGTGATGTTCGCTCCCGAGCGGTCGTCGGCCCGGTATCACTCTGGTGGGTGCCGGGCTCAGGCGGCGCTGGACCGGAAGCAAGAGCGGCGGATGGCTGGGCTGGCTCAGATGGCGGCGGCTCCAGCTCCCGATCCTGTGGCCGAGGAGATCAAGGCCCGGGAGTCGGCTTTCCGGGAAACGATCGGGCCGATGGTGGAGATCACCAAGGCGAGGCTGGCCAAGGCGGGTGTGGAAGATTCGGAGCTGGCGGGGCCAGCGCTGGCGCTGGCGTACCGGATTGAGAATGGCTACCACGAGTCCGGCGCGGCGCTGGGGTCTTTGATCAAGGCGCATCGTGAGGCTGTGAGCGCGGCCGTGGCCTCGTCTGAGGAGACGGAGAGTGCGGCTGTGGCGGCGCGGCGGTCGGCTCAGGCCAAGATCTTCCGGTTGGCGGCGGCCCGTGCTAGCTGACCTGTTCTATCGGCTCCTAGTCCGGCTGGGGGTGGTGCGGTCTCCGTCCCGGGAGTTGTACCGGGCGATGGACGAGGAGCTGGCGGCGCTCAAGGAATATCTCAACGCTAGCCGGGCGGAGCTGGCCCGGGATGAGCTGGCCCGGCGGAGGATGCGCGGTGAGTAGCCAGCCGAGCGCGTGCCGGGCTCCGGGGTGCGGCGGCCAGGGTCGGTGGGATGACGACGACGCGTGGATGCATGACGAGATGGCGGATGCGCTGGCGTGTGGCCGGGAGGGCCTGACGGCCGAGGAGCTGGAGCGGCGCGCGTTGGAGGCGGCTCCCGATGATGCCTGATCTCCTGGCCGAGCGGGACCGGGCGCTGGACCGATTCGTGGCCCACCGGCAGGCGTGCCAGCCTTGCCATGTGAGCGGCGGCTTGTGGTGCCGGGAGGGTCAGGGCTTGGCGGATGCGGTGCTCCACCTGGACGCTGAGCTGGAGAGGCGGCGTGATGCTGGCTGATCCGATCCCGTTTGATCTGGAGCGGCCTCTGAGGCCCAAGCCCCCGGCGTATCTGCACTCTCCGGAGTACGTGCTGACGACCGGGCGGGACGTGGCTCTATTGTGCCTCAAGGCTGGGTTCCCTCCGGATGATCAGCAACAGCTCATGTTGGATGCGATTTTCGGGCGGACTGAGGAGGGGCTCCTGGCGGTCCGTCACGGGGTGATCGTCGGGCCACGCCAGTCCACGGGCAAGACCGGGCTATTCAAGCAAGCGTCGATTGGCTGGCTCTACGTAGAGCAGATTCCTTTGGTGGTCTACTCGGCCCACAACTCCATGGCGTATGAGGAGATGGTGGAGGGCATGAGGGAGCTAATCCTGGGGTGCCCGGACCTGGCGGCGGAGACCGTGGATATCAGCACCAACGACGCGGGCGTGACGCTGGAGACGATCTGGGGCGGCCGGATGCTGTTCCGGGTGCGGACGCCAGCCAACGGCCGGTCCCTGTCGGCCCCGAGGGTGATCCTGGATGAGGGTTACGCGGTGAAGCCGGCTCACGTTGGCGCGCTGATGCCCACGATCACGGCCCAGGCAGATCCTCAGATCCTCACGGGATCTAGTCACCCTAAGGCGGAGTCGGACTGGCTCCGGGACATGCAAGACCAGGGCCGGGTGGGGTCTGATCCCACGATGTTTTACATGGAGTACAAGGCTCCTGATCCGGAGATAGCGTGCGACCTGGGGAAGCGTTGCAAGCATCTGCGGGGGACGCCAGGGTGTGGCTGTGACAAGCCCGAGATGATAGCGATAGCTAATCCTCAGTACGGCGGCCGGGCACGCCCGGAGACGTTCCTGACGTTGCGAACGTCGATGACACCGGCCGAGTATGGCCGGGAGATGATGGGCTGGCGGGATGAGTCCAGCATCACGCTCAAGTGCCTGATTCCTGAGGTCTGGGATCGCCAGGCGGACGTGGAGAGCAGGCTCACGGGAACGCTGGGGATCGGTGCGGCCATCGCTCCGGACCGCTCGGTTACCTACATCGCGGTGTGTGGCCGGCGGGAGGACGGGGACCTCCATGTGGAGCTGGTCTGGCGGGAACTGGGAGCGCTCGGCCACATTGACCAGATAGCGGACCTGGCCGAGCGTCACGCGGCCGTGGCGGTGGCTATCGCTCCTGGTGCCCGGGAGAAGATCTCAGAGGATGACCTGGCGCTAAAGGGCATCCACGCGGACAAGAAACGGCCCCGCAAGCGGGAGCTGATCCTGGTAGGTTCCCGTGAGTTCGCCCAGGCGTGCGGCGCTCTGGTGGACGACCTGGATAACCGGCGGGTGTGGCACATCGGCCAGACCGAGCTGGACGGAGCGGCTAAGACCTCGGTCAAGCGGCCACTGGCGGGCGCGTGGGCGTGGGGAATGGGGACGGGTCCGGATGCTGTCGACGTCACTCCGATGGATGCGGTCACGCTGGCCCGGTATGCGTTCATCCACGGTGAGGCCACGGCCCTCCCTGCCCCGTTCATCATCTCCTCGGCCCGTAGGCGTGGAGGCCGTGAGCGGTGAGCCCCGGCCTGAGATCCCGCCGGTAGTGGACCTGGAGCATCTCCCTCAGGGTGAGCTGGTGGTGCGGCGGCTGGAGTGGGGGGAGCTGGTGGTCGACTCGGCTCCGGTGGAGTTCGTGACCTCTGGGGAGCGGCTGTGGCACATCCTGGGGTTTCCGGCGTGGTGGCCTGAGTTCACGATCAAGCCTCCGGTGATGCCATCTCACCTTGGGCTGGCTCCTGATGGGTTCCGTCTGGTGGGCGGGATCTTGACGGTGAACGGGACCAATCTGGTGGTCCGGTATGAGATCACGGACTATCTGCCCAGCGTGGGCGGGTACTGGCTGGAGCGCATCGGGTAGCGCGCCAGACTCCACCGGCTGGGATATGGCTGCTACCCTGGCCCTCAGCCAGTGATCCACTTGGGGAGGACCCGTCCATGTCAGTGTGGCCAGCCGGTGATGAGCGGTCGGTCGTGCTGGAGCGCGTGGACGCCCGAGCCCGTGAGATCCAGCCGGGCCGGGTGGCCCGGGGTACGGGTAAGGCCATACTGGCCCTGATCACCAACGTGTTGTTTTGCCTCGGATACGTCTCCGCCAGGACGCTCCGGTTCGGATGGCAGTGCATAGCTTGGATATGCGCGGCTGTCGCGGAGGGCTTCGCGGAGGGAATCCGGGCACGTGAGCGCGGTCGACCGGACTAGGGCGAGGCTGGCCCGCCGGGCGGACCCTGGCCGGGTGTCCCGGGAGAGTCTGAGGGCTTCGATCGAGAGCCTGGACTTTGGCCAGTGGGCTCAGTGGATGACATATGGCGGGTTGGGCTATCCCTTGCTCAACACCACCATGAACAAGACCAACCGTGAGAAGATCGTCCGGGATCAGCGGTCGGCCGGTAAGTACACGTCGACGGTGTTCTCCCTGATCCTGGCCCGTTCCCAGGTGTTCGGCCAGACCCGTTTCCAGTGGACCAACATGTCCGGCTCCCAGCCTGGTGACCTGTACGGGTCCAAAGAACTGGCGGTGCTGGAGCGGCCGTGGCCGGGTGGCACGACCCAGAGCCTCCTCAAGCGCATGGAGTGGTATGGGTCCAGCGCCGGGCAGGCGTACGTGCGGCGGCGCGGTAACCAGATCTTTGTCCTGGAGCCCCAGTGGATGACCGTGGTCCTGGGATCTCAGGAGAGCCCGGATAATCCGGCGTGGGCGGCGGATATCGAGAGGGTGGGCTACATCTACGGCCCGCCGGGCGGCCAGATTCAGTGGTTCTTTCCCCAGCAGATCGGGCACTATGCCCCGATCCCGGACCCGGACTGTTCCTGGCTGGGCCAGTCGTGGATCACTCCGGTGATGCGGGAGCTGAGCGCAGACCTGGCGGCCATCGACCACAAGGATGAGTTTTTCCGCAACGCGGCCACGCCCAACCTGGCTATCAAGTTCGACGCGGCTCAGGACATTGACCGGGTGCGCCAGTTCATAGAGCTGCTGGAGGAGGAGCACGCCGGGATCGCCAACGCATACAAGACCATGTATCTGGGTGGCGGGGCGGACCCGGTGGCGGTGGGCCTCAATTTCAAGGACATGGACTATGCGCTCCTCCAGGCCAGCGCTGAGCTGAGGATGGCATCAGCGGCCGGGGTTCCCCCGAGCTGGGTTGGCATGTCCGAGGGCCTCAAGGGCTCAGCGCTCAACGCGGGCAACTTTGACAGCGCGCGGCGGCGGTTCTCTGACGGCACGATGGTGGATCTGTGGGGTGAGGCGGCGGCCAGCCTGGAGCCTCTCCTGACCAAGCCCAGCCCCCAGGCCACGCTCTGGTATGACATGCGTGTCCCGTTCATGCGCCAGGACGCCCAGGACCGGGCCAACGTCCAGATGGCCGAGGCCACCACCATGTCCACGCTGATCCGTGAGGGCTACGAGCCGGACACCGTTACCGAGGCGGTCCGGACCAACGACTGGGGCGTGCTCAAGCACACCGGGTTGACCTCTATCCAGCTCCAGCCTCCTGGGCCTGGTGAGCCTGATCCCAACCTGGAGACTCCGGGGGCTGATGATCCGGCGGCCGATGCGGCCAAGACCACCCCAGATAGCGGCTCGGGCGATGCCCCGGCCCCGAGCGCGAGGCAAGCGGCGGCGGCCCGAGCGGTCAACGCCACGTCTAACGGCCACGGTCGGCCGGGAAGGATTCACGCCATGGCCCGTGAGGATAGGCATCAGCGCGTGGAGGGGCGCTCCTGGTATCGCATCCACGCCAAGGCTCAGGGCTCCAGCGGCCCCACCCGGATGGATGTGTACGACGAGATCGGGTTTTGGGGCGTCACGGCCTCGGAGTTCATCTCGGACCTGGCCCAGATCGACGGCGCGGTGGATCTCCACATCAACTCTCCCGGCGGGGAAGTGTTCGACGCGTACGCCATCTTTAACGCGCTCATTGCGCGTGAGGGCGTGAACACCTATAACGACGGCCTGGCGGCCTCCTCGGCGGCTCTCCTGATGATGGCCGGGGAGGAGCGCTACGGGGCCGAGCTGAGCCAGGTCATGCTCCACGAGGCGTGGTCCGGCACCGATGGGAACGCGGCGGCGCTCACGGCCATGGCGGCCCGGCTGGAGACCGTGAGCCAGCAGATGGCCCGGGTACTGGCCCAGACGGTGGGCGGGACGGACGCTGAGTGGCGGGCCGTGATGCAAGCGGAAACCTGGTATACGGCGGATCAGGCTCTTGACGCTGGTCTCCTGACGGGGATCATCGTGTCCAGCCGGGCGGACAAGAGCCAGGTGGATGGGGCGGAGCCCGTGGCGGCCAGCGTCACGAGCCTGGCTGTCCGGCGGGCTGAGCGTGACCAGATAGCGGCTGGGGTGCGGCCGTCTCCCGGCCCGGTGATCACGGCCCCGGAGCCTCAGCCTCAGGGCAACACCAGCTCCGAGGCCACAGCGGCGGCCGAGGCGGCCACCGGGGATAACAACGGCTGGGTCTACCGGGGAGGGACATGGCAGTTCGACCCGGACGGTGATGGGGAGGACGACTCCAAGCCCGGGACGGACACGGACCACGATTACTGGGCTGAGGACGGGACTCAGCTCAGGCCAATCCCGGTCAACCCGGCCACCGGGACTGGCGCTGTCCCCATGCCGGCTAACGCGGCCACCCAGCTCCCGAGGGCGGCCAGCGTGGACAACTCGGCATGGGACGCGGCCAAGGCGTGGGCCAACGGTGCGGCGGCTGATGACAAGGCGGCGTTTTACGCGGGGATCACGGCGGGCCGCCGGTCCGGTGAGGACCCAAACACCCAGGCGGCCTACGCGCTCCCGTACCGCTACACCCCGGACAGCCCGCCCAACGCTGAGGGGGTCCGCCAGGCGTTGTCCCGGCTGCCCCAGGCTCAGGGCCTCACCAATGAGGCGGCGGCCAGATCCAAGCTGGAGGGGCTGATGAAAGACATCAACCCCGATTATGAGCCCCCGGCGGCATCGGCGGCCGGTTCGACGCCCACGGTTCACGCCCAGGCGTCACCAGACGGTGGTCAGGTGGCCACCCATACAAGTGGAGGAGGGTCCACCATGGAGTGGACGATTGAGGGCCGCCGGTCCCGTGTGGAGGAGATCGCGGGCCTGCTCAACAGCATGGCGGCCCAGTACCCGTCATCCCAGTTCCCCACCGAGATGCAGGGCGAGTGGGAGAAGCTCCTGGCGGAACAGCGCGACCACGCGCTCAACCTCCAGGCCGTGGCTGCGCGGGCCACCGAGATGGAGAACGCGGCGGCGCTGGCCGGTATCCGCCAGGCCCAGATGGCGGCGGCCGGCGGGTTCGCTGGTGACGCCCCGCGCGACGGCTCGGCGGGTGCGGCCCAGGGTGCGGCTCCGGGTGCGGCCCCGATGTACGGTGCCCCGGCGTTCATCCGGGACCGTGGCAGCGAGATCTACGACCTGGCGGCCATCCGCCAGACCGTGCGCTCCTCGGACGAGCTGGGGGCGGCCTACAAGGACAACGCGCTCCGTGCGATCGAGCGGGCCAAGTTCCCCGGCCACGATGACACGGCGGCGGTCCAGGGCCGGGTGGCCAAGCTCCTGGCCCGGGTGCCGGACAAGGACGGCGAGATCGCCCAGCGCATCCTGGCCACGGGTAACCCGGAGTACTCCCGGGTGTTCGGCCTGGCGCTCCGCTCGGGCGGCCCGCACATGCTCAACCCTCGGGACCAGCAGATCCTTGGAGCGCTGGGCACCAGCACCAACTCCGGGGCTGACGGCGGTTTCGCGGTTCCTTTCGAGCTGGACCCGTCCGTGACCCTGACTTCCGATGGGTCGATCAACCCGCTCCGGGACATGGCGGATGTTCGCCAGATCAGCTCCAAGGAGCTGGACCTGGTGAACACGGCCGGGGTGACCGTGAGCCGTGGGTCTGAGAACGCGGTCAACACGGACAACAGCCCGACGCTGACCCAGCCCACGATCAAGCCCCAGCGTGTCCAGGGGTTCATCCCGTTCTCCGTGGAGATCGAGGGTGACTGGGCCGGGCTCCAGGCCGAGATGATGGGTCTCCTGGCGGACGCCAAGGACCAGGAGGAGGCAACCGGCGCAAACGGGTTCGTGCTGGGTGATGGGACGGCTCCCCACGCGGGTGGCCTGATCACGACTTTCGGCACGGCCCAGCAGGTGCTCACGGCGGGCTCGGCGGCGTTCACGGTGGCGGATGTGTACGCGGTCAAGAACGCGGTCGGTCCCCGGTTCCGGAGCCGTGGCCAGTTCCTGACGGACTCGGCCATCTACGACCTGGTGCGCCAGTTCGGTACGGGCACCATGGCCAACGTGTGGGTGGACCTGGGTGCGGGGCGTCCGCCCCAGCTCGTGGGCTACCCGGCGCGTGAGCTGTCCACGATGGACACGGCCACGACCTCGGGCAAGAAGATCCTGATCTTCGGGGACTTCAAGACCGGGTTCTTGATCGTGGACCGGGTGGGCATGAACATGGAGCTTGTGCCCCAGCTCTTCCAGCAGGCAACCGCTGGGTCCGGTGTGGGCTACCCGACCGGCCAGCGGGGCTACTTCTGCTGGTGGAGGAACAACTCCATGATCAGGGCGGCGGCGGCGCTCAAGATGCTGGTGGTCCGCTAACCACCACGCGTAGCGGTAATCTGAGCGGGGCCGGGCCGGATGGTCTGGCCCCGTTCGGTATTCCGGAGAGGAAATAGACCCATGGCGACTGAGAATGATCCACGTCCAGGCCCGGAGCTTCCCCACGCTGACCCGGCGCTGGTGCGGCCGATGTACGGCGGCTTGGCCAAGGCCACGGCCAGGGCTCAGGAGAACAGCGGGGAAGTGGTGCGCAGTGAACACCAGGCAACGCCCGAGGATGGGGCTCCCGGTAGGACGGCGGGGGATGTGCCGTGCTGGGAGACTGGGCTGTCTCTGAGCGCTTCGGTTGACTTCACGGCGCTGGGCCGTGTTGCGGGGCCGTTCACGGAGGATGAGGCCAGTAAGTTGGTGGCCCCAATCCGGATGCGCCAGGTTGGGTGGCTGGACCAGCGTGGCCGGGTGTGGCTGGAGACTCCCCCGGTGGCCGGGTTCGACGGCGGGAGCCTCACTCCTCTGCTGATTCAGCTCTCCTACGATGACTAGCCCCGAGGGCCAGTCCAAGACCATCTACATTCACAGCAATGCCCCGTGGGTGGGGTCTGGGTATGGCACCCAGTGCGCGACTCTGGCCCGGGAGCTGACCAAGCTGGGTTACCGGGTGGTCATCGGGGCGTTCTACGGGCTCCAGGGCTCGGCTACGACGTGGGAGGGGATCACGGTTCTCCCGATGGGCCGGGCGGAGTACGGCGCGGATGTGATGGCTAAGCACGCCAAGAGTGTCCAGGCGGATCTGGTCCTGATGCTGATGGATGCGTGGGTGATGCCAGAGAGCGCGGTCCTGGAGTGCCTGATGGCCAGGATTCCGGTGGCGGCGTGGATGCCGGTGGATGTGGAGGATGAGCTGGGCGTGGCGGATCAGGCTCTCCTGGAGGGGACGAGGCTCCGCCCGATCGCTATGTCTCGTCACGGCCTGGAGCTGATCAAGGCGGCTGGGCACACCCGGGCGCTGTATGTGCCTCACATGATCGACCTGGATGTGTTCCGGCCTCTGGACCGGGAGCTGGC